ATGCAGGGAGGGGGTGTATTTTTTACGACCCCCTCTATATCCCTTTTTCGCTTATAGAGTTGGATGTTAGCTATCTACATTAGTTTTCTTAACTTTTTTGTAGATATTTAGAAAATCATACTTTATTATTTCATCAATAGCTCTTTCAACTTCTTCATCTAATTCGTTTTCAGAAAGATCATCAGAAAGATTTGCTATTCTTGCTAAGTACGAACAAGTATTGTAACCTTTTTCAACGTCAAACAAAAACCAAGAAGTGAATTGTTCAAACGGATCAAAAGGATTATCGAATGTTGTTAATCTATATTCAGTTTTAGATTGCATGTCAATTCACTCCTTTCAAATAGTTTGATACAGTTGAAGTAGATACACCAAGAGCTTTTGCAATTTCATTTAAACTATAATCAGAAGCTTTCATAGATTTTATTCTTCTAATTTTAGCATCACTTAAACCAGTACTTGTTTTAGGCATTGCTCTTTCTCTAAGAGAATCAGCATCTGAATTATTAAGTATTCTTTTAAGTTTACTTTCACTAATTGCGCCTGCTTGTATTGCTTTCCATTCATCATCTGTTATAACTATTGAACGATCTCTTCTAGCTATAGAACCAACTTCATTCCTATATTTAGTTAAAGATTGTTGGCTCCACTTTTTGATGTCTTTATTCTTTGCATCTGGGTTAGCTTCTTTTTTTCTGCTTATTTCAGCATTAGCCATACGTTGAGCAGCTCTTTCACGAACAGTATTTAATTCAGCAGTATTTAATTTAGATAATAAAGAATCAACTTCTTTTTTATACTTTTTTTTAGCCTCTGAAGAATAGGCTATTTTACCAGTCATCATTTCTTCTTTTCTTGCTTTGTTGGCTAACGCCTTCATACTGTTTGCATAGTCTGCATATATTAATTCCATTGGGTGTTTAGAATCAGATACTAAAGAATAGGCATCGTCGGTCTCCGCCATATTAGTACTCTTTTGAGTCCTATACTTAGTTACTTCTATTTCTTCTCCAGTTCTCTTATTAATCTTTTTAATAGTATAGGAGGCATCATCCGCCGTCTTATATATGAGAGCGCCTTCTGGTCTACTTGGATCATACCATTCTTTACCCTTCATATTTACCTTAGGGGTGCCTTGTCTTTTTATTACATCATGCTCGCCTTTACTTCTAGATATTAGGGTAGATGCTCCTCCATAACGTACTTTACCATTAGAATCAGTGTGAGCTTGGTATTTTTTTCTAAGGGCGGCTATATTATTATCTAGCTCACTTTGTTTATAGTCTAGCTTATGTTTTTCAGCATCAATGACTACCATACTATGACGAACAGCTCTAGCTAACTCATCTTGCGACGCCCCTGCTAAAGTCATATCAGTAATTAGGTTTGATATTTTGCCCATTTCAGTATCCGTCTTCTTCATATATTTCATACCAGGACGTTCTGGATAGGCCGTTTTTGGGTCGAAACCTTCTAAACCTTTAAGTGGAGGAGTAGAAGCTATCTTTACTTTTCCTTTAGAATCATGTGTTGGGATACACATTACAGTATCACCATCAAAGTCGGCACCGGATAAACGTTCTGCAACTTTACTGTTTATACCTACAGCATCTGTAGCATCAGTTCCTAATAATTTCTTAGCAGTACTTTGTTTATTGTTTACTGTTAATATTGGGATTTCAAATGTTCCTCCATGAGGATACCTAATTAATGCTAACTTTGTTCCATTCTCATATCTAGGAGCATATACTTCATTATCTTTCATAGATGTAATAGGAATGATTACATGATATTTTTGTCCTGGTAAAGCAGCAGCCTGTAAATGAACAGCTGCAGAATCACATTCATCAGCAAACTTACTTAAGTAATGCTTCTTAATAGTAGGATTAGTCAATGAACATATTTCATCAAACTCTGCTCGCTTATCTTCTTTAGCTAAATTAAGTTGTCTTTTGGCTAAAGTTTTAGATTGTTTAGATAGAAATTGAGATGGTAGTGCATCTTTCCAATCAGTCCAATCCCCTTCAGTTCTTGTTGCATTAATTAATGACAATTGACGATTACCATTTTTATCTATGTAATAACTTTGTCCTCCGGCTTTAATAAGTGCTCCAAAAGGATTATCAGGATCTGATTTAATATCTTTTAATACATCCATTTTAGAAACATTTTTAGTTTTATTAGTATTAAAGACAACATCTACACCAGGCGGCATATCATCAGAATATATCGCCATACCTTTTATGTATTTTTTATTATCTACCAATATACGAACTTGGCAATATCTGTTTTCCCCTAAAGACAAATCATCTACATTTCTTCTAAGTTCGATAATCCCATCTTTATCAATACCGCCATCTTCCTTATATCGAATCATTAATCTTTTAGAATCCATACTCTTTGGATATACAAATTTATCAAAAGTATCTCCACCATCATGAGAAACATAATCCGTTAAGGTTTTAACTTTATCTAAATTGTATATTTCTTTATGTTCAGTTCCGGGTTTGCATAGTACCTTTTGAGTAGTCATCTGGCCTTTATTTGTAACCTGCGAAAACCTACCACCATATACGACATAACCTTCTTTTTCTAAAAGATAGAGAGCTTGATTCAATTTTTCTTTTGAAATGTTTAACTCTCTTTCAACTCCTGTGCCGACATCGACCATTTCTTTTTTGTTAACTTGTTCTCTTAAAAAGTCTGCTGTTTTCTTAGCTTGATTCATACGAGCTTCGGTATTAGGATCTAACCAAGAACGAACAGTAGATTCATTAACACCCATTGCTCTACCAATTTGACTATCATTTAAACCATCTTCTTTCAATGATCTAGCTCTGGCTACATTTAACATTCGTCTTTCATCTTTAGCTACACCTAATTCAGTTCGAAATTGGCTAGATGTTAAACCCATAGATTTAGCAATAGCATTATCGCCAGTCCAGGTCTTTCCATTCTCATCGGTATATGTAAAATTATTTTTTCTCATTTCTTCTACTCTACCGATAAAATCAATAGAATGTTGATAAGGGTTGTCGCCCGAACCCCATGGGTATCTACCAGATCGTCTAGGCATACCAATATGCATTAATTCTTTACCAGTATATATGGCCATCATTTCTTCCACTATAGGATTCATAACGTCAACCCTCCTCGTAATCTAATTTTTCTAATAGTTTATTCAAATGAATAATTTTATCCATAATTGGAGCAATATCTTCTGCTGTAGGATTATGATAAATAATTTGATCATTTTGATAGATCCTTAATTCTATGTCGATATCTCCTGGTTTTATTTTGTATTCCAAACAAAAAAGAGCAGCATATATTTCAAGCTGCTCCATATGTACTGGTGTTTTTCCTGTCTTTAAATCATGTATTCTAAGAAAATTATTTCTAAAAGAAATAGCATCTGCTGTTCCAAAAAATCTCTCTGAATAAAATAAAACTACTTCAGTAGACATTTTAAAACCAATTGCATCATTAACATATGAATATATTGTCTTTTTAGATCTAGGTTGCTTTATACCAAGATCAATAGTTTCTTTAGCCCAAGCATGAAGTCTAGTCCCAAACTCAGCTGCCTTCTTATTAGCAAATACCTCAATTGCTTTATTGTCGTCATATCTAAGCCAACTAGATTGACTAGGACTAAATGGGGCGTGCAAACCCTCAACCATTGAATGTTTGTTGAAGTTCACTTAACACTTCCTCCTTATTTTCTGGATAAATAATTTTTGAGAAAGACATCTCATTCATTCGATCAACATAATATTCTTGATTAGGTTGCTTCTTAGCTTTAGAGCTTTTTTTACATTCTAAGGCGGCCCACTTGTCTTTATGAAGTACAAGTAAATCTGGAATACCTTGAATCTGGTCCATCTTAAATGTCATACAACCTGGAAACATTTCTTTTAATTCTTTTATAAGTCGATCTTGAAAACCGCTTTCTAATTTAGAACTTCTAGCCATAGAGGGCCTCCTTTCTTTTAAATATAAAAAATAAAACCACCAAGCCGAGTATAAACATAGAGGTATCGTTATATAAACGAGATGACATATGGGAAGTTGGTTTATACTCGAACGAGGTGATCTTATTAAAAAGAAGAGTAATATAACTTTTATTAAACAGGAGCGATCAAAACAAAAATAAAAGCCGCTTTTATACTCTTCTCTCTATAAAAGGGCATGTTTTATTCGCGAACTCTAAAACTAACAAAAATATCTTTTAATCAAAATATCTTAGATCATCTGTAGAACAACCCAAAGCTTTTGCTATCTTATCTACCTTATAAAAACTTGGACTATTCTTACCTGTTATATAACCGCTTATTATTGGTTGTTGAATTCCAGTCATATGCGATAGCTCAGCTTGTGTTATACCTTGTCGGCTCATAATTTTAAAAAGTCTTATGCCGAATTCGTTTTTACATTCTTTCTCTGACATGTCATTACTATTCTTAGGTAATTTTCTAATCGAACGATACACATCATCGTATAAGAAAATATCACCATCAATAGATTTAATTATTAATTCAGTTTTACTTACTGAACGATACTCGACTATATCTTTTGCTATAAGCGGAAAATTCATTTCAAAATTCTTATAAATATCAACTTTCATTTTTTTCTCCTAAATTTGTGAAAAATACTACTTTGGTCAAAAACCCACGTTTTTTGCTAAACTCTTTTATAATTTAAAATTATTATATATATATTATATTTTTAATTTTTAATTAATGGAGCTAAAAAAAGTGGGAAAGTGGGCAAGAACCCTCAAAAACCGCATAACAACGGGCTTTTTTCGTGGCCACTTTTGAAAATAAAAGTGGGCAAAAGTGGGCAAAGTGGGCAGAAAAATGGGCTTTTTTAACCGATTTTTTGGGATTTTTACGTTTGCCCGTTTTTGGTCAAAAATAAAAGTGGGCGTGGCCAAAAAAAGTGGGCAGAAAAATGACCAAAAATCGTAAAAAAAGAGGACTAGTTTGATGCTAATCCCCTTTGTAATACACCCTATTTTCCCATCTTCAATTCTCGTAATTCACGTTCTCTTTTTCTTTTCAATAATCTTCTGTCTAAGTTATGCCACTCTTTTTCAAAAGCGTTATCGCTTTCTATTTCGAATTCCAATGTGTAAAATACACATCCGCACTCTCTACATTTACGCTCTCTATAAATCTCATTTAATGGAGCATTATTACGAGTTTCAATAACAGTTACTTTACCATCACATTCTGGACATTTCATAAATATCTCCTAACAGTTATACTCAATCATTTTCATTCACCATAATATTATGTATAACACTTTCTACTTCTTTAAAAGCTTCTTCATAAGTATCAGCCGAACAGTAAAAATCATCATCGATATAAACCGAATAATGTTCCCATTCGTTACGTATTTTATAATTAATCATACAAATACCTCTATGTAATTAATCCTCAAATGGAACTTGAATAACATCTCCGCCTTGAACTGTGACAGATTGCATAATCTTTCCGGTTTCTTCGTCAATAAACAAGTCGTCAAGTCGGCTATCCCACTCATTGAACTGTGATAGAATATCCATACTTTTACTGCGTCTCATGTTTATGAGTTCGTCATGAACTACTCGTCTCCATCTACGTGCAATCGGTTTACGACTTTGAGATAAAATGTTGTAAAGACCTAGTTCTGTTAGGCAATAAGAAAGTCTTTGTCTCATGGAAGTATTTCCGTACGGTCGTAATACTGGTACGAGTATGATTTCGTCTTTTTCGCATACGTCTAGCATTTTAGATGTATTTCCAACGCTATAATCGATTAATTTAGCAACGTCTACGGCTAAAAATAAGGGCTCGTCAAGACTGTCGTAAACGTCCAAACAATGATTGTCAAATCTAATCGTTCCAACTTTTTCAATACAATTCATAGTCACTCCTCCTTTATTTCTCCTCGTCGTTTTCACCAATTATCAATTCACTATACGGCAATCCCTCAATCCAAACACAAAAGTCCCGCCACTCATCCAATTTGTGATTCTTACGAGACTTATAAATATTAGCAAGCACTTCATAATTCAACATCACAGTACGTTTCTGATTGTAGCTGCTCGGAAGAAGCTGAATCATCTGCCACCAATATTTTTTGTCTTTGGTTTCTATAAACTTTTCACGAGCGACATTTAATAATGGGATAATATAATCTGTCATAAGGTCTAAAGGAAGAACAACGCCTTCTCTATTTCTCTTATCAATGAAACAAGAATTATCATCGTTCTCTTCCCAATAGTTAGAGTTATCAAAATTCATCAAATGCTCACAACTAAAATCCTCCAAAGTAAACTTCTTAGCATGAATCTTGTGCATAGTTGAGCATGAATTAGCAACAGTGCCGACCTTATACGTATCGAATTCCTTCCACCAGTACAGAGGAGCGGTGATGTCGACATACACAGTGATCATCCGACGATACTTCGCATGCACCGGACCGCCCTTCGCCAGTCGCATCATAAGGTCATGGTCGTTTGGACCAATAACCAGTTCACCTTCTAAATGATTTAGATTGCAAATAGACCTATCGAGTGTCCAGAAATCGCAGGTATCGTGATTATGACCTAGACAAATTTTACTATCACTCTTCTCCCATGAATTCTTAGGATTCCGCATCCCCCGAATCGCATGTTCCCAGCCCAGGACTTCATAGTTTTCGAATTTAATCATTATTTTCTCCTTTCTAAATAAAAAAAAATAGGAGACCATATTTCAGACCTCCTACACTTTTTAAAATACGATATCCGGAATTTCACCTTCGCAATCATCAAACCATATTAATACCTCATCCGTTTCCAAACTAATTCCAATATTAGATTTCATATAATCCTTATTACCAACGAGCTGGTGATGTATAGAACTACCGATTTCTTCTATTGTATGTTTGTCTAAATTCTTTGGTTTAATAATGATTTCACCTTTAAAGTTTTTCATAATATCACATCCTTTCTATAATAAGGCATGTATAAATCGCGAATATTCACTTAACAAAATGTTTTTCGCATTCTCTAACCCTTGCATCACACATAATTCGTTCTAATTCAATTTCATTTTTAGCCACTTTTAATCTATCGATTATTTCTTTAGAATAACCTAGATCTTTAGCGGTTTTTATTATTTGTCTTCTAGAAAATACTTCACAATTAGCTTTCAATTTTTCTTCCTCTTTTTATTATTATGTATCATTATTATTTTTTAATAAACTATTTAAAAACTCATCTAAATCATTAGTGGTCTTTTTTGATTGATACTTCTCGTAAATTGGCTTGATATCATCTATAACTTTTGTAAGTTTTCCAACTATGAAAATTTGTTCTACAACATCAAGCTTTGTAAAATCAGTTCCAATCCAATTTAAAATATTCGAAAATTCATCCATATTCATTCTGCTTTATCCTCCCATTTAACTGGCTTGTGCGAATATAAATTCACAGTCTCATTTAGACATTCATGACAAGGATCTTCATCCTCTTTTAATTTTTCGTATTTACATGTTTCACAATACTGCCCAAAATATACTTCTTTATAACTGTCTTCCATTTTCATTCTCCTCTATCTCATAAATAATTAAAGCTCTATCATATACAGTAGTAGCTGTAGGTACCCCATCTTTATACATTGTTGGAATGTTAATTACTGCATATTTAATATCTACAATATTTTTATCTGCTACAAAATTATTAAGAGCTTCCACAAATCTTGAAGCTTTATTCTCCGATATAATTTGTGTTTTAATCATTTCAATTCTCCTTTCTAATACCTGAATTCTTTTGCATCTACATCTGGAAATTCATCGATAATGTTTTGTAAAGCCTGAAGTTCACATTCGGAAATATATTGATCCGTTAGTTTTTTCATAAGTAGCGTTGCAATAAAAGCTAATTTCTTATCTTTTTCATCCATTTTTTATTTCTCCTTTCACCATTTAACATATTTATTTTCATTAAAATTTTTCTTTTGTTTAAGCGCTTTACTTATCGCCAAATCAATACCACTTCTAGTTTTTAAGTGATAATAATATAAATCTTTATAAGGCGTATTTAATCTGTCGATTCTTCCTGCTGATTGTTGCATGATTTTATAAGAGTAATTCTGTGAATAGAAGACGATGGTGTCGGTCCTAATACAGTTCCATCCTTCAGCTCCAGCAGTATATTGAACGAGGTATACCCATCTATCACTATCGGGTATTGGTTGGTGTTTATGTCCGTTCCATTCAGCAATATCGACCGTATTTCCATAATATAATCCTTTCAAAATATCAAGTTCATAATCGAAGTTATAAAAGATTATCATCTTAGGATGCTTCTCAAATAACTCCAATAAAGCTACTTGTCTAGATTCATCACTATTAACAATTTTCCTCCAGACATAACAAAGTTCTCCAGCATTCACTATTGGCTCGTTTTTATACGGATTCCAACGAAGTTTTCCAGCATCTTTATACATTGAAATATCATACCTAACATAAATATCCTCATGATGCGATACGGTTTTACGTTCGAAGTCCATATCTATCAAGATACTATTACGTAATCGTATTAAACGTCCTGTATTAATATATCGATCTACTTTTGGAAATTTAGTAAACCGTGAATATATAATATGTTCTCTGCTGAATTCCGTTTTGTTACGATAAAAACCATTTGCTATAAATACTGGAATATAATCCTGCCAAGTATCACCTGGCGTTGCTGATAATAAAATCCACTTATTCTTTTTAGCTATCTTTAAAAACGCTTTAACCCATGCTCCAGACCCTACAACCCTTTGCTCATCAAAAATAAAGAAAGCACCCGAAATATCCGAGTACTTTCCAATATTATTCCATGAATCAACTATAACTGTGTTTTTATAAGAATTTACTTCAGGATTAGTAGACAGAAGGAAAGGACAAAGTTCTCCTTCCCATTCCTTAGTATCTCTTTTTCTAGCGGTTGTTATTATATAGAGATCTTTAGGCTGCTTCATCTTCACATAGTTTTTAACACCAAGAATACCGCCTTGCTCTTTATAATAATATGCAAGAGAGGTTCTAGATTTTCCAGAACCTACTCCACCGCAAAGAATACAACCATTTTTCATTCGTTTAACTGCGTCTGATTGATAATCATATAATGAAATTCCAGCCAATAAAGTATCACCATCTTTCATTTTTATTTCATGCTTCAATAACAATCACATCATTTAAAGTTCCACTTTCATAACGAATAGGTAATATGATTCCAATACCTAAATCATTTTGAATCGTTATAGGTTTGAATTTCCCACTGAAATATATATCAATTTCTTTACCTTCATCGAGTATTCCATAAGTAATATCAACTAAGGCCATTCTAAAATATGCTCCATTGTACAACATTAAATATTCGTTATTGTGAATCGCATTTTTAGTAAATTTATACCCTTTGCTTTTTGCTTCTGCTAAAACTTTATTGAAGTCGAGTTTGTCAATATCCCCTTCAAATCTAATAAGTTTTGTAACATCTGGATATCGATCTGGCTCATCACACATCTTAAGTTCTCCACAAGATTCAGTAGTTAATACTAGAGAATAAGAATTAGTGAAAGAGTTATATGTCTTACCCTCAAACTCTACTTCGCAAGGTTTAGTGAGAATCTCTCTAGTTTGACTAATTGTTTTTAAATATCTTTTCATAGCAGCATAGCGTTTTTTAGCATTAGGCTTAGTTTTCAATGATTCTGTGAAAATCTCGTCCTGTAATTCTGCTTTCAATTCTTCAATACGATTTTGGTTAAGCATTTCTAACACTCTTGAGTTTTTCATAGAATATCATTCCTTTATTTAGGTTTTTTGTATAAAGAAAAGAACCCATCTATTAAGACAGGTTCTTAAAAACATAATTAGCTTAAAACATCAGCGTGAGCAATTAACGCATAAATATTTTTATCTAAAGCAATCACATTATCGCCATCACTTCCAAAAGCAATTACTCTGTGATTCTTCAGATTCTCACCATGAAACTTTGCATCTATACAAGTCTCGTCTTTACTAGATTGCATAACACATAGAGTGACAAAATTATTGTTTGGAAGTTTGATAGATATAGTATTCATCCAATCATCAGTTCTAGGGTTTAAATGTGACATATCGACAATATAGTGATTACACTTATTAAATGTCGGATATCCTTCTTGCTCTGCTCCCTCTACAGATCGATTGTAAAATACTAATTGAGTTTGCTCTTGCATATCAAATCATCCCCCATTCTTCTGCATTACGCATATGTTTATTACGCGCACTGTCATAAGCCATTTGTAGACCATTCTTACGAATGAAGTCCCAATCGATACTGAAGCAATCTAAAACATCTTCATCTGCACTCCAGTTAATAGCATATTCATGGTTATCCATTTCATAAAGAAATGCCGCTTCTGCAAATTCAACATCATTTGCTAATTTCTCTTTCAATTCTTTTGTGTGTCTCGCCAATAATTCAATTAATTTCTTTGCATCTGTTCTTTTGACAATATCACCATGTCCAAATACTGTTACGCATTCATCCTTAGTAGCTCCGAGCTTTTCTAAAGCTTCTTTGAGCTGCTGATCATTAAAGGCATAAGCGATTGGAAACTCTGCAAACTCCTTTTCTTGTTGCTTTTTAAAATCCAAATATTCTTGCCTTTTCATAATGAATCCGCTCCTTGAAATATATTTTGTTTAGGCTGTTTCCTCTTAAATCACGGGAACGCGCTACCGATCAATACCTTACTGGACATTTAACTCTGCATGTAAAGAGAGCACCTAAAAATAAAGAAAAGAGCCTCAGCTATTTACAGCCAAGACTCTTAATCTTTTTAGATAATTATTGACGTATAATATTTAATCTAATTACTCTTCCGGATATTCTTCCTCAGCATATCTTTCTAAGAATCTATCATTTTCCTGAATTACACACATAGATTGCAGATACGCAGTTCTTCCAGACTTATCATTAACTTCCCAATCATAAGGTCTGATATCCAAATCAACACCTAAGATATCAACATTATCCAAACAACTAATAGTGTCTTCATCTAATTTATTCATAGCTTTTCCAGTCTTAAGATATACATTAGGTCCTCTATCATTAAACTTAATTTTTACTGGAAGATACATGAATGGAGATTCTCCATCTTCACGAGGTGGTTTAATCTTAACATTCCAATTTTCGTTAATTAAAGCATCTGCAACATCCTGATCTTCAATAATTACTGCAAAATTTCTATCTCCTTCTCTATTAAATCTAGAACCAACTCCAGAAAAATTGCGATAAATAATTCTCGCGTCATCGATCTGTAAAATTCCCTTAGGTGCAAAAGTAATATTCATATTTTTTAATCTCCTTTAAATTAATTATTTCGTTTTCTTTTTATCCCACATTTCGCGGGTAATACTATTAGTTATTATGTCGTATCCAAGTTTACACTCTGAATGGTATTCGTCATTGTGAAAATTAGAACAACCATCACATACATCACGCGTCTCATCACCACAAGGCATAGCCCATGGAAGGTTATCTTCTACGATATAAGGTTCATCGGATACGAATCTTTCGAAATCGCCGTATTTAGAAATAGCATCTACTGCATCATCAACGAGCTTGTCATAATAAGAACGGTCAATATCGGCTTCTTTCCCAAGTGTTTTTACCATTTCGGATTCAAGCCATCTATATCCTTTGGCTCCGGTAGCAGAGGAATACTTAATGTTTCCCTCCTTATCTTTACCTTCACGAAGAAGTTCTCCGCCTCCACCTCCTGGCTTAATAGGACAGAACAAACCTACTTTTCCTATGAAACGATAATTATGCTCACCTTCTGGTAAACTTTCATTCATATCTAAATATAAAGCTGATGTTACAGATTTAGTTTCGCACATATCTTCAAATTTGATAGGCTCTTTACTAAATAGCTTTTTAAACACGTAAGGAACTTGGAATTGAGTACCTGTAGCTGTCCACTCACCAGCATTTTTACCATCTTTATACTTAGCAATATAAACCGCATCATTAACCAAGCACATTCTATCGTATGTAGCCTCATGTTCAAATGTATAACCATACTTCTTAGCAAAATCCATTGTAAATTGAATAATCTCAGGAGTAGCATTTGGTATTTTTATAGAATCCGTTTTGATATGGGCTACTGTAAAACCTTGATTCTGTATTTCATCCTGTAAAGTTCTCATGAATAGAGCACCACGTAATGCAACTATATTGTTTTTATTACGGTTATCTCTAAATGGATTATCAAAATTTGCTGAAGTTAAACCGTATACACTATTAATCGCGATCTTTAGTGCTTGAGCTAAATCTTTAGCTGTACTTTCATCAGTAAGATATGGAACTAGTTTTCCTCCAAACATCTTTCTTGCTGTTTCATAATCTTTATGTTTTATGGCTATACGGGCATCTAAAATATCTTTAAAGTTTTTAGTATACTCGCCAAAAGCATTTAGATTTACAGCTGAATTCGGATGCAAACTAGCAACGTCTAATAACGCGATATTCGAATACATTCCTGGTTCTGCATATACATAACCGCCAAGTCCAAGATCAGTTCCTCTGTACATGTTCTTCCATTTCTTTTCATCGTTATCATATACAAATTCGTATCCTGGAAATGCATTAATAATATTCTTATCAGCTTTAGATCCATCGCTACGTTCGCCAGTAGCTAAGTTAGTATAAACTAGTTGTGGATGACGCTCTTTTCCAAATATAATTTTAGTAGTTAGACTGTTAGTTGTATCATTAACTGTACCACCAGCCAGGTCTGCAAGAATTTGTCTAGCAGTAAAATCACCTTTTAAATGATTAAATACAGCTTCAGTAGCAATAACATCATTATCACAATATTCTGCTACTTTTATCCAAAGTTCTTCTGGTACTGGTTTATCCCAAGGTAAACCAAGTTCTTGATGGTGAAGTCCTAATTCAATTTCCCATTTTTTTAATGATTGTTTTTTTGCAGCAAAATCATAAACATCTGTGTAAGAAATATTATAGGCTTCGCCAAAGAAAGCTTTATTACTATCTCCTTTTTTGGAGTCTATAATTTTCTGAGATAAATTATATAATTGTTCATTCGTATATCCCATCAATCTCGCATAAAGAATATGATTATCGTATCGTCTGCAATTAAAACCTACTAATCTAAATTTAAGTAAGTCTTCTACATCACTAGGTTTTGGATTAATCATTCTTACGACAGGCTTACCTTCACCTTCGATTTTCCAGTTAACCAAAAATAAATTAGGAAATACCTCTACGTCATAAAATACAAGTTTCGCATCTTTATTTTCTACAGATACAGAAGGCTCTTCCGATTTAAATTTCATTTTATTTGTAAGTTTTATGCAGTAATCAGCTTGGTTCGTACTGTTCGCAGCAAATGCAAGTACTGAATTATACATATCTGAAATATCGTACGATAAATCACTGGCATAAGCGTCTTCCAATATCTTATAAATAAAATCGATGCTTGGCTTAGTTGCGGGGTGATATTCTTTATTAAGATTCCTCTTAATCATAGTTCTAAGAGCTTTTTCATTTTTCACCCCTTCAAAATTAATCACTTTATTTTCTCCTTTCAATGGCAATCCAGAATTTATAGTTGCAACAGGTAAATTATTGCATTTAGTAAGCTTTCTTCGAAGTGAACTATTTCCAGTAAATACTTTTACTTCTATATAATCATCATATATTTTACTAAGCTTAGTAACATCGCCATCATAAATATAATGAAGATGTATGCCCTGTCCACTTTTACTAAGTTCAGCGTACGTAGCCGGCCATTTACTAGCTTCTTCTAGATTTTTCTCATAGTTTTTATTTCCGTCTATATCTGGAATATCAAAATCTATAACTATATGATTTTCTGGAACTTTTACATAATGAATCTTACTAGTGTCCAAATCTGATAATTTCGAAGTCACTTTTTCCCATTTTTTAAATGGAGTTTCTTTTACAGTTGCGTATTGAGCCGGACAATCGGAATATTCCTTATCAAATATAGATTCGATAGTTTCAAACTTGATAAGCTTTATTTTATCTATTTTTTTATTATCCTCAGTTGGGGTTTCGAATTTTTCAGTTCTAAAACCATTGTAATAACTACGCACTCTAGATCCATCTTCAAAATTAAATCTGTCACTATAATTATGAAAATAGTTTTTAAGTTCTTCTTTAAAACTTCTTTGAGAAAAGGGGTAAGGGACTTTTGCTTCATCACAATAAGTTTTATACATTTCCCAAGCTGCCTTTAAAGTAGTTCCATCTTCCTTTTTAAATACATGATATGAATCAATAATGAAATTATAAAAATCATTAGATGCTCCAAGCATTGACATTGGAATATAATCATCATATTTACCAGGATCACTTAAATATACTTCTTGACAATGATGCGCAATAGCTCCTAGTTCAAATCCGACTTGCTTTATAGCAGCACTATATTCTTTCTGATTTAATTTGTTTCCAGAAGGAGACACATCTATCAAACGTCTAATAAGACCTGACTTAGCATCTGTAATTTTTACTGGTTTATTTGTTCCCATAAACAAGAAACATTTAAATCTACTTGAATATGTCGATTTGAATTTTTCGTTCACAGTCATAAGCTCATGTGATACTAAACTGTTAAGTCTAGTATTATCTTCAATTCTTGATAAATCACCATCATGTTGAATTGCTACCAGCGGATTAGTTTTAAAAGCTTCTAGAGCAAATGAATTATTGCTAGATCCTAAAGCCTTCGCATCAAATACTGAATAATATCCTTCAAATAATTGTTGAATAATATTAAGAATTGTAGATTTACCAGTACCAGCAGCACCATACAAAACCATAAATTTTTGTATTTTTTTAGAATCTCCACACACTATAGAACCAATAGCCCATTCGAGTTTGTGTCTTTCTTCTTCGGAATATAAAGTAGATACAAGTTTCTCATAAGCAGGAAAAACGCCAGCTTCAAGCGGATAATTTAGCTTTTTACTGGCGTAATCTTTTTTATTGGTTTTGGTATTTGAAAATATAAGTTTTTCGTCTAGCATATGAAAATCATCTCTCATATGCTTTTGGCAATATTTATGCCAACGATCGATCATTCCATTTTCTGAGTCCCACATGTGCAATACTCTTATTTCACCATCAAATTTTTTATGGTTTTCTTTTGCATAATTATCAAGTTCTCGGTCTATGATTTGAAGTGCGTCTTGTTCGTCAGTAGACCATAGACCTCGTTCTTCAATCCAGATAGCGTAGAAGTCGCCACCTCGAATCATTAGATCGGAGCTTTTTTTTATAATGAACTTAGGATAGATTTCTATTACGCCGCGTTTTGTGCTACGTGTCGAAATCATCAAAAAATCGATCATTACAAATCATTTTTTCTCCTTTCTTATATGATAAATTCTTATGAAACATTCGATCCTCCTATTTTACATAATCTCATCCAAATACCAGCATAATTGATACCATATTTCGACAGTTCGCAAATCACGATCGCTATTTTTAACAGTGAATAATCCACCTTTTCCATTTGGTTCATATTCACGATTTAAAAAACGTTGAATCACTTCATCAACAAACTGTCTATTAAATCTCGAATCGTACATTGAACCTAAACCGAGATTGACAACCATTTCCCAAAACCATTGTCCTCTTCTATCTCCAATATCCGGATCATCCATAATCGTTTCTTCACATCGAATAGACAATCCGACCATCATTTCAAAAATACTACAAGGTCCTTTTAAAATATCAAGAACGGTATCTATTTCATCTTCATAACCATTCATAAGAGCGAATCTATATCGTAGATCTATACCATCTTCAGCTCTGTTCTGGTCTTTTGGTATTGAATATTTAAATATAGTCTTATGCAGATATGTCAGCAGTTTTGTATAAGAAACCTTTTTTGAATATCTATTTTCGCATACTAAACTAACTAACCAATTAAAATATTCATTTATCACTATATCTCGTATCATTCATCCTCCACAGGATGTGCTTTCGTATTTATGACGTCAGTGTAATAACTTCTAGTGTCTAGTAATATTTCATAATCTGCTTTTAATCTATCATTTCTCACAAAAACAGAATCATCCTCATATTCTCCAAAATGATTTAAAGAATCATATCCGACGACATTATCCACATCCTCAACTAACTCGTCTAGTTCATCTGTTAGAACTTTATCAGAATAATACGTTAGGCTTATAACGTCATATCCATCCATTTCGCCAAATTCATCTGGTTCTATAACATAAGGTTTTTCCATATCTTTCACCTCGTCTATATCATTTTCTAAATATCCTTTACCTTTTAACATAGCCGTATATTCATGAATATCCGGTTTCATACTAGCAGACATCCTATTTGGTTGTTCAGAGACTTCCTTCAGATCGTTTGAAAACTCTTTAAGTCCAGGCACAGTATCTTCTATAGATTGTGATAAAGTCTTGTACTTTTTAGAGAATACTTCTTTAACAGACTCAATTTCTTCTTTAGCTATCTGTTCGTATTTCGTCTTAACAATCTTCCAAGTTATAGCGGAGCCAATAGCAGCTCCGGCAACAAATATAATCGCATTGATTAATCTATTATTCATTTTTAACCTCCGTTTTTAATGTTATAACTGTAATAGCCAATCCTCCACATAATAATGAAATATTTAAAAGAATTCCACCTACTATATGACGTTTTCTTTTTGTATTCAATGACTCATCCAGTAGTGATACTAAATGCATTAGTTTATTAATTTTAAAAACCTCCCTTGCCTGATAAAATGGCAAGGCCACAAACAAAACTAAAACCAGCCACAGCTGCCAAAGTATAAGATACTATTTCTAATTTATTATTCATAAGTCAGACTCCCTTTTGGTCAATATTTTGAAAAATAATGATTACCTACACTAAACATTGGCGTTCCGTATTTTCCGTAATGATCGGCATGGAAGAATACTACTTCACTATTAATTCTAGATGTCATCTCTTCTCTTGCTAAGTTACAGTAATATTCTTTAAGTTCTTTATCATTAGCAAACATACGTTTACATTTTTCTAATCGTGTTCCGCTCATACCAGAAAATTGATACTTTTGAAAAATAACGTCTCTAATAGTATTTGGAAAATGCTTATCATCCACTCTATTAAGCACTGTATCTATAACTAACCTTTTTCCTTCTTCACTTTCACCTTCTGCTTCAGTTATAGCAGTTAAAGCAAGTAACTCTATATCAAACTCCTGAACTTCTACTTTAGATCCAGTAGTAACCGGAGTTGGTTTAGGAGTAGGCTCTATGCTTTTTGTTGGTTCTGGAGTAATTTCTTTTGCTACTTGTTCTGTAGTAGAAGGTGCAGGTGTAGATATTGGCGTAGGTATTGGCTCTATAGTAACAGTCGGTTTTGGGGAACTTGTTTGTCTAGTTTTCATAATCTCCAAAGGACTCGATAAGTCTATTTCCGTAGTATTTATCGGCTCTTCTTTTTTATTACTAACAGCAGCGGAGATTATGATTATTATTAAGCATAAGATAAGCACCATACATATTATTTGACACACCAGTTCCGTTTTATTCCTATTCATATCATATCCTTTCTTGGGTCGGTCATATCTTTAAAGAAAAATATAGTATCACCTATTTTAAATCCATTTAACATACCTAATGAATACCAAACTCTTATGGTATTAACTCCTACTTTAAATTTATTAGCGGCTTCTTCTTCACTCATAAAGCCTATGAAAATACCATCTTTAAAAACTATTTCATTTTCAAGATTGTTACGTAAAATATAAATAATTAAATCTTTACCAGTCATCTTTAACCTCCTTTCGATACTTAATCGTTACACATAAATAACCAAGGATAATCAAACAAATCTCTCATATAGTTTCCAGACCCAACAAAATTGAGTCCATCCCTTCATTTCATAAGTTCCCAAATATTACCGTCAACATTAAAATCTAACAAAATTACTTTTTCATAACCATTTACGAAGTCTATAACTTTTTCTTTATGATAATCAAGAATTCCAAAATCAACGAAGTTGTCTCCTACAGGATCTTTTTCGTCATAAACCCAACCTACTACTTGACCAGCTTTAGTTCTAGGGATACCAAGCATATCGTATACTTCGTTTAAATATAAATGACCTCTAGATTTTAATAAATCATTAGCGTGATTTTGTTGATGCATAAGGAAAGCATGATTATATTCGGAATCATCTTCCCAGCCAACACAACCGCAATCAAAGAAACGAGCATATTCACTATAAGTATTGGGGTCTACAACATTAACAGTTTTCTTAACTTTCTTCTCTTTACCTTTGTCATCTACTGTAGTTTCTTCTATTTCTTTAGCTTTAATGTTGTATTTTAATTCACGATCAAGTTCTTTACCGAATCTATCGATAACACGATTTCTATATTCTTTGAAACTTGTATTGACAGTAGTATAAGCAGCTGCTAAAGCAATATTTCGTTTACGAAGAATATTATTAGAAGAAATAACACAACCTAAAGAAGCCACCCCAAGAATAATGGATGGAGCGTAAAGTTTAGCTAATTTAAGACCTGTCTGTGCGTAAACAATAGCTAAATCTTTCTTACTATCTTCTTCTGTATATTTTTCTTCCATTTCAGGGTTTTCAGCGCATTCGTGAATAGTATCAATTGTTTCTTTTGCCTCATCGATAATAGCGCTAACTTTTGTTGTTGCTTTACAAGCCATTACAGCACTTGCTACTGTACCTATAACTCCAACTGTTACTAAGATTTCAGGACTATGCTTTTTCAGTTTTAAAAGTGATCTATTAAAAGTTCTACTTATACTATTTGTAATCTCTTTATTTTTCATGATTGTTTATTCTCCTTTTACATTTTTATAATTGTTCTTCATATTCTAATTGCTCTTCATATTCTAATTTTTCATCTGGTTGATTTTGAATAATATTAGAAAGAACAATATAGCCAATCATTAGAAAACCAATAGAACCAATCGCTACGTTTCTTACTTTATTAGAACCCCATTCGTCTTTAGGAAAAAGTTTTTTTACTATAAAATTTGTAGCCGGATGGGTAACATTTAAATTATTATTTGTTTCAATAATCTCTGTATTTTTACTCATAATTTATGCCTTTCTCAATACTCTATTGAATCCTGCTTTTGTTAAACCAATTACTGAAAAACTTATAGGCGCAAGAATTGAACACCATGATAAGCCTCGTACTATATTTGTTACTTTATTAGTGAGTTTAAAATCCGAATATAACAAACCTGCAACGGTTCCAGAAATCGCACACATAAAAATTTCTGGACATTTTAAGACACGAGAAGAAATACCTCCTAAACTAAAAACACCGATAACAGGTAAGAAAGCAGTCATAGTCTTAACTGCTTTCTGAGTTTTAAATATACGAATGTCATTTTCAGCATCTTCATGAGAATATTTTTCTTCAGGTATAGAATCGTTAGAAAGTACTTCTTCTACATCTTTAATGTTGCTTTCATATTCCTTTTTAATTTTATCTACCTTAGTTAAAGATTTATTGGCACAAATAGCAGCAGCTGCAAATACAGTTACTGAAGTTGTAACCATAGAAATAGTTTTTGCATTTTTCTTTATAAAACCAAATACGTTAGTCATTTTTTTCTCCTTTCAATTTTTCAACATGACTTATAAGATGATCTAAATACCATCTAGCTTTTTTTAAATCTTCTATACCGTTCTTCTTTTTCCAACGGCAAATGTATTTAATAACGTTTCCAGTATCAGTAGCCTCAATACCTTTAAGATCGGCTGTGAAAGCTTCTATAACATCAATAGCTTCTAATCCTTTTTCTGTTTGATAATGAGAGGGATGTGACACCATATCTGTAATCATCTCGTACATCATTACCTCCTATTTAATCTATAGGTAAAGCCTTAGGTAATTTGAGTAAATATCCATCCCTAACTCTAATTGGTTCAGCGTTACTTAGATTAGTCCAACCATATTTATTATCAGTATAATTACCCTTTATACCAACTAGGTCATACATATCTGCAATACTTACAACCCCGTAAATTTCAATTAATTCATCCATTCTAGAAAGTACTTCTTCCGCTTCTCCTCTACTTTCAAGAATTATGTCATCATAATTGTATCCGGTTTTTGTATGCGATCTATTAGAAGAAAATCTATCATTATCTTTTCTAGAATAATCCCTATACGATACATAAGACGCATTTGTATTTTTTCTACTCGGCCCGTTTCCTCCATATAAAATCATGTCGATACCATTAGTAACAATATCAGAAACTGCTTTTTTTATAGCAGGAATTAACACGTCCATTAATACATAGGATTTAACATTCTTAATGTCTTCAGATATAAAAACATTAGCTAGTTTTTGAATTTCATTTTTCTTTTTTATTTTTACATTACCGCTAATGACTTTATCTGCTTTTTTTATAGCCGTATTCGAATTTTTTTGTTCCTCTTTAAATTTATGAGAATTCGGTTTATAATCATCCATTCTCGATTCGTCCTTTCTTATTAATATTTTTCAATTAATGGGTAAAAACAAAAAGGAGAGTACCCTGTTATAGGCACCTCCTTTTTCTGGTTAATACCGAACCTTTTCTAAACATATTATTCCGTTTCGAATTCGTCTTCATCGATTTCTAAATGAGAGAAATTCGCTTTTTTATTAGCTTTAACCTTCGCAATAATCGGCTTAACAACTGTCCGATATAGTAAATATCCTATACCTGAAGCTGCTACAGCAATTCCTGCGATTTTCAAACCTGAATTCGAACTATTAGCGTTAACTTCCTCAATCATTTCGATAGTTTCCTCTGCTGTGACGATTTCATTTTTGTTTTCCATAATTTGTTCTCCTTTAGATATATTTTTTGGTATTTTACCCATTAAAGCGTGTGTTTTTTTCACGAGATTACATAAAGAATCTTGAATAATCATACTTTGGTGCAACGCTATAATTCACGACAACACAAGGTGTTCCATCATCTGATATTTGTGATCCAAATTCTAATTCAAGTAATCCGTTATCGATATTCCATCCTAAGCTACTACCAAGACTTGTATGATTTAATCCAAGCTCATCATAAAATTCATTTAAAGAAATATACATTTCATTTAACATTTTTCTATTAATTTCATTTACTGCTTTTTCGATTTTATCTATATCCGACTTAAAATATCTTCCAGATATTGAATCATAACAAAGAGTATTTCCTTTTTCGGTAATGATAACTTCGCTTTTACTAACAGGATTTTTCTCGATACGATCCTTATCTATGTTTTCTCTAATAGCTCGTTCTTTCTTCTCGCCAATAGTTTCTACTACTTTATCCTTATATTCTGTTAATGCTCTTTCTGAAATTTTATAAGCAGTCGCTATTGCTGCGTTTTTTCTAGCGTTCACATTACTTGCCCCTATCAAACAAGTTATAGACACAGCCCCAGTTATTGCCGCTGGAATATAACATTTCCAACAAGTCTTAACCACATCAACTGCTGGGAAAGGGCGACCATTATTATCACCATATGTTTCTTCTAGTAGTCTAATAGCTTTTGGTGTAGCTTTAACAGCAAGTACCGTTGTTGTAATCATACCAGCAATACCTATTCCAGTAAGAATTTCTGGACTATGTTTAGATATTGTCATTTGTGCGCTCTTAATAAACCTGGTTATATTTGGCTTATTCATTTTGTTTAAATTCTCCTTTCAAAAAATATAAAAAGAAAGAGCCCATGATTAGGACTCCTTCTTAGTTGTTTTGGCAACTGCTTCTGCTATTTTTTCCGCAATCTTAGCTTCTTGTTGTTTTTCACTTACATAATTAGCAACGACTGAAGTCACCGCGCCAACTATAGTAGTTACAACACCAACCGCCTTAAGCGTTTTTTCGTTCATGTTCAATTACCTCCTTTCCATAATACAACATGTAATTTTCGCGAACGCAAATATCATATTAAATTCATTTATAGTTACCTGCATCCGTATCTTTAATTAATAATCTTCAAAATCAGTCATAGGCTCAGTCATATTGACTATAAAACATTCTAAACCATCTTCCATTTCGACTTTTTCATGATAGAAATCAATCCAAGAACTCCAATACATTTCAAACATTTGGGCTGAAGACCAACCCACATAATCGCCATAATCGACAGTTTCAATCCCTAATAAATCATAAAATTCATTCAAACTAGCATAACAATCTTCTGCTAAGATTTTATTTATTGTATATTCAGCACTTAAAACCGTTTCATTAGTGGCTCTAAAATATCTATTGGAATATTGGTCATAGAATAGTTGTTTACCATCATCTTCATCTAGTGTGTCCTCTTCTTTGATCTTTTCTTTGGCTATTTCGGTCCTTATTTCTTTTTCAGCATCTTCTCCGTATATTTCTTCTACTTTCTTTTTATATTCTTTATAAGAATTATCAAGTAAAGCATAAGCACTAGTAAGGGCTGCCTGGTGCCGCTTATTCAATATATTAGCACCAAATATACAAGTAATTGTAGAAGCCCCTGTTATTATTGCTGGAATATAACATGACCCAACTACTTTTATAATCTCAGTTTTTGTAAGTTTATCTCCTTTTTCTTCTTCAGCATTCTTTAAAATCGTTAATGCTTTAGGTGTGGCATTTACCGCCATTACTGAAGTTGCTACAACACCAACTGCCCCTAAACATGTTAAAATAGTAGAACCATTACGCTTCAAAAACTTTTTTGATTGACGTGAAAAATTATTCATCGTTTCCATCACCTTTCGAATTTGGTAAAAGCAAAAGAAACAGCATGGGAGTCGAACCCATTATTTCAAGACTCCTTCCAATTTTGGCTGGAACACAGTCTACTGTTTCTCATAATACAACATGTAATTTTCGCGAAAAAAAAGAGTCAAGCTCGTGTGAGCTCAACCCTTTTTGTTTTTTCTAATTAAGCGTTTTACAATCCAAACTATTAATAATACACATAAAATAACATCTCCAAATACTAATAAGATTGCTGTACCTCCTAAAAGTATAGAAGATATAGTAAACCCTAATAATACCAAGAGCGTCACTAATAATATTACGAATAAAATCATTTAAATACGCCTCCTTTTCATAATAGGAGTTGTTATTTTCGCGAGTTTTAAATTTCCTTTCTATCAAAGCAGGTTTCCCATCGCTCTCTTTGGATAGGTTTCATCTTTAAACCCCACATTATTTGTCTGATAGTAACTGTGGGATATAGTCCATTAATACATTTACCAGAACGGTTATCAAAATATTCTTTAAAATTCGGATGTAAATATAAATAGTCTGTAAGCCATGGATCTATTTCTTCCCACCAAGTATTCTTATTATTTTCATCGTATCTTTGTTGTATGATCGCTAAGCCTTTATCACCTATCAGAAATAACGTACATTTATTATACACAGGATGATCGCAAATATAAGTTACCCCATACATAGACGAATATGTTTTAGGTTTTACGTAATGATACCTCATACAAATCTCCATATAAATATAAAATAAAAAAGAATAGGCTCTTTGTAGAGCCCTTTCTTTATTTTGATCCTTTAAATATTAAAACGCACCCAACTATCACCATTATAACTCCTAGTATAACCAAGATAATTGACCTCCTTTTATCATTCAGTTTCATAATAGGAGGTGTATTTCTCGCGAGAAAAGAAAGAGGTAATGTTTCATACCTCTTCTTTGGAATTGTATTAACATTACTTTTTAGGTAGTAATTTGTTAATGAATCCTCGTCCCATTATAGTGGTGACCGTACCTTCTTTTTCGAATTCCCAAGATTTTAAAGCTCCCCAGATTGTAATACATGCCGGTACGATAATTGTTCCAATAGCTATGCCATTTTTAATCTTTCGATCTTTTTGATCATGTTTGATCTGCAACCTTTTAAAATGATTATCAAATTGTAGACTTTCATTTTTATATTGTTGCTCGATCTCAATTTTCTTAAGTTCGATTGACCTATCAGTAAGCTTAGTAACACCATCGACTGTGGTTCTATATTCATCTGAACCAAGCTCCATCTGTTTTAAATTCTCCAATTCATCTCGGATCTCCGCATCTAATAAGTTTTCGATATTCATTTTGTTTTATCTCCTTTCTATAATAAATACTTTCCATAATAGGGCTTGTTATTTTTGCGAAAGATCTGCATGATTATCAACCTTTAGTACGATTCTCTTTTTTCTGGAAAGCTCGTCTAAATTATCAATATCAAATCTATAAAGATCCTTCTCTGGGTTAGAATGATCGATTCTTAATGTTCCTGAAGTAGATAAAAGGAATGTCAATAGCGCAATTAAAACTCCGATAATAATCCCTACTAAAAATAACAGCCAATTAAAAATGTAAATCATTATTTATCTCCTTTCTAAAATGTTTTTCAAAAAATCCAACCCAGGAAATTTTCGCATTACAAAAATAACAATCTTTTCAGTTACCTGAGTATGGAAAACTTATTTTTTTTTAATCTAGGTTAGACCCGATTTTAATCTAGATTAAAAGAAAAAGAATAGCATTAGCGCTATTCCATATATACAGCAATTGTTGTATCTTCTATATGATCAACCTCCTTAATAGCATCAATCATAATCTCATTAACAAATCCGTATATATTAATCGCCAATACCATACCAATAAATACAACTAATAAGAATTTTTTCATGATGAATACACCCTTTCAAAATTATATTAGTTTCCATAAAATGGTATGTATTTCTCGCGAAAAAGAAAGAGCCCTTGTTAGGACTCCTCTTTAATTTTCTTTTTGATTTTGTCAGCTATGTCTTTAGTTTTATACTTAAGTACGTCGTCTACTAATGTTTCACCAGCTTTCCATGCTGCTCCAATTAAAACAAACGTGCTTAAAGTTTTAAATAGATTTTTCATAACTAACTCCTCCTTTCATAATATAATTTGTTATATTCGCGAATAAAAAAGAAAGAGCCCTTGTTAGGACTCTCCCTTTGTAAAATTATTTTGTTCGCCGTTTACGTACATCATATTACTCTTATGACCATTTTTTATACCGTCAATAAAAGATCCGATATATCCTTTAACAGTTTCGAAAACACCGCAATCTATAATTTCTTTAATAGTTAAATAAATTATACTAGCGATTCCGAATAGTAAAATAATCGGAGTTGATACGATATAAATAGACCATACATAAATCATTTTGATAGTTTTCATAATAACGACCTCCTAAATATATTCTTTCATAATATAATTTGTTATATTCGCGAATAAAAAAGAAAGAGCCCTTGTTAGGACTCTCCCCACATTTTTAATTCTTTATGTTCTTTTTTGTCAATTTCATTAACAGCAGCCCATTTACAAGAATACTCGTTATGAATTTCAGTTAATAATTTATATACATTAAAAACATCTTTAACATCTTCTTGATTGTCTTGATGCCTTTCACGTATATTATCCAAACTGGTTAATATATCATTTTCAAGTTTTTTTAAATATTCTTTACCGCCTTTATTATTTTTAGACATAAATAGAACCTCCTAAAAATTATTTATTCATAAAGGAGTATGTTATTTTCGCGAATTACTTTTAAGTATCAATAAAGCTTTAGCAGCACATCCTCCTAAAATAGCAAATATCGTACATTTCAAAAGATTATTCTTCTCTTTCATAAAATACTTCCTCCTGATCAATCTCTTAAATTATTTAATATCCAGAAAAAACGTCTGTACCTGTTATAGTACATGTCTTTTCCACATGGTATTTCTAATTTAGTCTTTAATTGAGTATAGGAAAGATTCTCAGTTACGCCTTTTAAAATATAAATGTATAGATCTTCATCAGCGTCCATAGCCGCTTGTTCAATCATTTTAATCTTTTCAGAATAATACGCTCTTTTAATTCCACATTTTGCGGTTAAGTCTGTTGGCGTATTAGACGAGATCTTTACTAAGATAGAAGAAGATGCACTTAATTCGTTTATAGCAGCATATGCTTTCTTCCATATTGGATATTGTAAACAAAAATGTTTTAACTCATAATATCTATGTTTTTCTATCCAATATTTATTTTTTATCGACAACTCAGGACGAATTTTTGTCGCCATTATTACTATTCTCCTTTTTACGCAATTTCCTACATTTATCAGCTTTCTTTAAAAATATAATAGTGGCTTGTTCTAATTTTTCTTTATCGACTTCTCCTTGAATATGAATAATCGCATTTTTGTATTTATACTCTGCCATTATTAATTACTCCGTGATAAAAATATGTCCAATGCTTCAAGATTAGTTAGACCAAGGATCTCTTTTAATTGAGTTGCTTCATTTACAGTGAATGTATCGAAGCCATTTAGTTTACGATAAAGAGAAGACTTGTGAATATCAATCAAATCAGCAGTCTGTGCGACATTCAATCCTTTCTCGAATATCTTTCCTTTTAATTTATTCGCATTCATGCATATCACCTCTCGTTGTATTTGTCGCTTACCTGCAACAAAACGAGAATATCACCAGCTTACTTTTTCTGTCAACGGTTTTTTCGCATAATGTGAAACATATCTATTCTGGAATACAATTTATTTGCATATATGCGATTATTAATGTATTATAAAACTCATTAGGAGGTTGTTTAATGACAATAGGACAAAAAATAAAAGAATTAAGGCAACAATTAAATATGTCGGTAGACGATCTTGCTGACAAACTTGGTAAGAATCGTGCTACTATCTACCGTTACGAAAGAGGAGATATCGAGAACCTTCCTCTCGATGTACTAGAACCATTAGCTAATGCTTTAGAGACCACGCCAGGTTATCTAATGGGATGGGAAGACACGCCGAAAAAGAAAGAACTTTTGACTATTGATGAAGTAACTATGGGTGATGTGTTCAAAGCTTTACGATTAGGAAATAATTTATCTATAGAGGAATTTTCACATGAGATTGGATTATCTTCTGAGGATATAATCAATTATGAAGCAGGAAAAGCACCTATACCTGTGAATATAATTAATCTTGTTGCTGACTTTTTTGGTATCTCGATATCGGAAATAGTTAAGGCACATAAAAATAGTAAAGATAGAACACCTTCCGGTTTTGAAATGAAAAAAGAAAGATTTGAACGTTTTAAAGTTTGGAATAAAGAATTTGGTCGTATACATTTTACCGATGACGAAATCAATAAAATAATGGAGTACACGAAATTCTTACTTAGCCAAAGAGAACAATGAATCTACATAAGTAGAAAAAGAAAAGAGAAAGTATCGGATGGACTCGAACCACCTCTGAATGGCCACATAGCATTTCAGCCTAACTTTACCTGTTCCAGTTCCATTCAGAATTCTTCCTTAGCGATCCCTTTCTCTCATAATAGCCGTTGTATTTTTCGCGAACCAATTAAAGGAGGTGATGTCTGAATTTAGCTCATCACAGAATTTACATCAAAGAAAGGTGAAAACAATGACAACGTTTGATATGAACAACGCTGTAGACAATGCTTTTAGTATGGATGTATACGCCATTTATCTTCGTAAAAGTCGAGCTGATGTAGAAGCAGAAAAACTCGGAGAAGGAGAAACATTAGCAAGACATAGGAAAATACTAACCGAACTTGCTGCTAGAAAAGGTTTGTATATCGGTAAGATCTACGAGGAAATCGTATCTGGTGAAACAATCGAAGCTCGACCCGAAATACAAAAGTTAATAGCCGATTGCTATAAGGGAAAATATAAAGGAATCCTTATAGTAGAGGTCACTCGTCTATCTCGTGGTAACCAAGGCGATGCTCAAAAAATACTCGATTGCCTCAAATATTCAAATAGGAACAATGGCGTTTTAGTCGTCACTCCTACTAAGACTTATGATGTCGCTCATAGCCAGGAAGACGAAGAGTATATGGAATTTGAATTATTCATGTCTCGTCGAGAATATAAAATGATTCAAAAACGTATGGATCGTGGCCGTAAGCAAGCTGTCGTAGAAGGTAATTTCATGGGCAGCTATCGTCCGTATGGATACGACATTTTGAAAACCAAGACCGGACGTACCCTAATACCAAATGAGGACGAAGCCCCTATCGTAAAGATGATATACGAATGGACAATTAAAGATAATCTTACTGCCTGGAAAATAGCTCAGCGATTAACTAACATGGGTGTTCCTACTTATTACGGCGAAAAAGAATGGTCCAAAGAAACAGTTAAAACCATTTTGACTAATCCAACATACATGGGCAAAGTTCGATGGAATGACCGAATGACAGTTAAGACAATGGTCGATGGAGAACTTAAAGCCAGCAGACCTCGTTCGAATCATTCCGATCACTTCATGTTATATGACGGAAAACATTTGAAGCATGCTCTTGTCGATGAGGAAACATTTAAAGCAGCCTCCTCTCGTTTTCACAGTGACAAGACGAAATCTAATCTTAAATTGATTAATCCGCTTGCCGGTCTTCTATATTGTAAGAAATGCGGCAAGACGATGGCTTATCAATCGTACAAGCATAAGGAAAACGGCCCGATGGATCGGTATAATCACAGACAGTCAGCAATCGGATGTAAAGTTAAATCAGCGGTTGCTGAGGATGTTATAAAGGCAGTCACCCACGCTTTGAAACTTTATATCGAAGATTTCGAAGTTAAGTTGGATAGTATTCCCGAAGTTGATGAAAGCTCAATCACTGGACAGTTAGAAATATTGCAAAAAGAAATCCGAAAATCTGAACGTAAGCTCGCTAAGTTGTTTGACTCTTGGGAAGATGAGAAAATAACCGATAACGAATTTGTTCAAAGGAAAGCTGTTCATAATCAGAAGATAGAAAATATAAAGAAGCAAATGGAAGAACTCGAATATTCGATACCAGAGAGAGAAGAATACGAGGATAAAATAATGTTGTTGTCCGAAGCGCTAGTCGCTATCTCAGACGAATCGCTTGACGCAGATATTAAGAACGAGTATCTTAAGAGAATAATCGATAGAATAGAGTTTAGTAGAGAGAATAAATCAGAGTTTATACTAGACATTGACCTGCACTAAAATGGTGTAGGTAACTTTTTCCCCGACATATATATCATGGTTGTGTTTCTTTTATATCGCCACCATGATATATATAACAGGGTTTATAGGAGGAGATATAAATGAGAATCGTATGGAAAGACAGCTCACCTAGAACTAAGCCTTGGGTAACATTGCAATATAGAGGTTATGCCATAAGCCAATATGGAGAAGGCTGGATCACGAATATGCCTGGAGACAACAATATCTACTATCCAAGAGACTGCGCCTATAATGCAATTGATAAAGCTTTAGGTGGAAAGACTCGTAAGGCTAATCCTCGAAGACATAAAATAGGAATCAAAATTATTGGGAGAAAGGACGATGTATCATGAGGATTGTATGGAAAGATAGTTATAAACCGAAAGAATACGAGCCTATTAAATATAGAAATATTTACATCTTTGGGACTCCGGAAGGTTGGGAAGTAAATATAAAAGGAGATAATAATTTATACAAAAACCATTATTGCGCTAAAAATGCTATCGATGCTTATTATGGTGAGGAAGGTATACATGGAACTGCTAAGCGTAAGAGATACGGCATACAAATAGTTGGTAAAAAGAATATAGGGTGAAAAATAAAAGGGCCTGTCTTAGTGACGGACCCTTTTTAACGCTTTATTTACTAATTATGTGTTTCTCTTCAAGCTCCAGCTTCATATGATCAAAAGTTCCATTACCATGTAAACCTTTATATGCAGAATGTAATTTTATCCATCGATCATATGCCCTTCTCGGCATACTGTCAAAATCGGAATATTGATCATATATTTCTTCAAGCCTGACGCATAGAAGTTGTCTAACGCCATTTTCTAAAGCAGTTTCTCTCTTTAATGTTTCTTCATCTTTTTGCTTTTTTAATTTACGATTTTCGCGTATAACCGATTGTAAAATAAATACCAATATTGCAGATACAACACTAGAAACAATCGATACTACAATATCCATATGTCATTCTCCTTTCGGTTTCTCATCTTTCCAATTCTCAATAAATCTAGTAAAAGCTTGATGCATACCAGTTGAAGAAAGGCCCATCAAAGCTCCATATACGATATTTTCAATCGATAATCCACTTACTACAAAATTTAATATCGCACCAAATACCGCTAAAATAACTGGAATATCATTATTAGGAATCCATTTTAAAAAACTAGCATGTTTAATTATATACCCAATTACTAAACAAGCTACTAAAACTACTAACACAAAATGTTCTGTCAATACCGTAAAATCCATATCAGTTCACCTTTCTTTAATTAAATATCAGTAGCGCCTCCGAATTCTGGAAGCGTTTTCAAATATTCATAAGCCATTTCTATAGTCATATTAGGACTATACGCAGTTTCATAAGTAACTGTTTGCCTATACGGGGACATTATTTCTCCAGTTTGTTCATATGATCTAGAAGTATCATCCACGTATGATATAACAGCTATTGAATTTTGTTTATTAGTTGTAATCTGCACATATAATATTCGATGGTATTTCGTTATAACTCCATCTTCTTGTCTTATTTCTTTAAATAAAGCCATAAATATAATCCTTTCTTATGAAAAAGTAACAGTCCCCACCCAATTTATTCCTATAGGAGCGTTATTTAATGTGTTCGTTGTATTATCGAAAAAAGCCGTTATTCTAACAAAGTTCCCAGCACCTAAGATATATGCATTATACTTGGTCGGAGTAATCCAAGTTGTTGAACCGCATCCATGTGTATACTTACCTTCTTGTCTAAGAATAAATCCATCAGTACTAGCTACTGTGACGGAAGGGCTACCAATAATAGGTTTTGCGAATGGGACATAAAAGCATACAGCTTCTGCTCCACTTGTAATATATCCGGCAGTAAATATATCAAATGTTATAGTATCGCCTTTTTTATAATATGGGGTATATGTTGCATTCACTGACTTAACGCTAAATATATAGTCTTGAGCAACTTTAAATTCCATTGCCAAAGTAGTTGAATTCAATTGAATAGTTCCTTGAGAAGCCGTTCCATCATCTATAATAAACGATATATATGGATTATAATTATTATCGCTACTTCTTTGTATATGAATTAAACCTTCTTTACCAATATAAACTCCAGTTTTTCCGTCATAATACCCCTCTTTTTCGCCTACCATAAGATGGTTCCTAAATTGTGATTTCCAATTCACATCAAATGTATCTTCTAATTCGGCAGCTTTTCCGATAGCAGTACCGTTACCAGTTGATAGGAAATCAATAAGATAGATTTGAGAAGGGAGGATTTTATTAACTACTGTAGAGCCTTGAGAATCAGAAACTGTTATTTGAACATCATATGATCTATCTACAGTTACTAATGCGCTTCCTGTAATTCTGCTTACAGTTCCGCTTGTTGTTCCACTAGTAGATATAGTAGTTGTGTACCATTCTTCGGTATTTATTGCCTTATGTTTTATTATTACTGAAGTTACTGGTTCATCGGTTTCCCAACTAAATAAAACTTTAAAATATGTACCACTTTCACTAGCAGTTCCTCCAGAAGTGCACCTTTGTAAAGTTGTAACATTTATTCTTGGCGCTTTATAAGCTAATTCCCATATAGCATAAAGAGTAATAGCGGCATTTGAAGTATAACTAGCTCCAGAATTGTAAGTTACTGTTGTAGAACTTGCAGATATACCCCAACCTAAAAAATTGTAATTTGTACGTGTTGGTTTAGTACTAGATAGAGTCAATGCAACTCCATAAGTTTTAGTTTGGCTAGAGGGAGCACCAGAACCACCATTAGCATTATAAGATACTGTATATGTATTAGCCTTCCATATAGCATAAAGAGTAATAGCGGCATTTGAAGTATAACTAGCTCCAGCTGAATAATCTACAGATGTATCGGAACTACTAGTCCCCCAACCCTGAAATGAATAACCAGTTCTTGTTGGTTTAGTACTAGATAGAGTTAGAGTTTTACCATACCATTTAGTTTGGCTAGAGGGAGCACCAGAACCACCATTAGCATTATAAGATACTGTATATGACGCCAGAGCAGGAACAGTATATGATTTATTAGCATGTAACGTTGCTCCAACATAATCAATATTAGTAAGTTTTACATATACTTTATATGTTGATGCGGATGTTCCTCTAGTATAAGTGTAAGTTTTATCTAATATTTTTGTTTGATTGGATGTACTCCATCCTCCTCCAGATGAAACTGTATGATTAATAGATACAGCTCCCTGGCTTGTTGTTGCGGATGTAACATTAGTTCCGACATTATAATATAGCGTATTGCCAGTATCATAACAACCATAAATGGTCCAGAACCAAATTTGTACATTTACTGTTGTTTGGGTATTAGTGCTAGAAATATTAGTATATATTCCAAGTTTACCTTTACTTCCATATATACTTCCCCATGTTGTTCCACTAGGAGCAGCCATTATTAATTATCTCCTTTCCAAGTAAGTCCCATATTTCCATTATGAAGTACCCATGGGAAGCTACCGAATTGTAATTCACTTTCTATTTTCGCTTTATCAATCACCATTTGTTGATTACTAATATAAGTGGGTATAGCAGATCCATCGATAAATTGAATTTCTTCATTAGTGATTTTTACTTTAAAATTACCGCCAATTTCGCCCAAATCAATACAAGGTTTCGTATCTCCAGATTCATTAATATATGTTCCTATTGATACATAATCTGTTAACTCACCAAAATCCGCCATAGATTTTGTTAAAGCATCGATTGTATTTTCAACACCGCCCATTGATTCGGTTAGGGTATCAATATCATTTATAGCAGAACCTATATTGTTATTTAATTCATCCATTGAAAACGTCCACCCTGTTGATGTTTGTACCATAGAAGTAGTACCATCTTCATTAGTAACTAATGTCACAATTGATTCGGCAAGTTGTTTAATATAAGACTCTGCTTCTAATAGTCGATCAGATGTATTAACTATACTTTCTTGAATATTCGAAATATCACTAGACGTAGCCATATCTTCAGGAGCTGGTGTCCAGTCTGTTGTTTTATTGCCGAATTCGGCCTTTAAGTTTCTAAATTTAATAGAACCTGTCACATCTCTAAATAACACCGATATATTTGAACTTATAAAATCATAATCTGTAATAGTATGAGTTTTACTAAATTTAATCCAATTATCATTAACGGCTGTTCCGACATCTTCTCCGCCTATCCAATTTAAATATTGTGAATTACCACCAGTAGTATCGTCTCTATTTACTGATACCTGTAAACCAACCCATGGGTTTGTAGTACCGTATGTTAATGTACTAGTTACCATATATTCACCACTTAATGTTAATGTTGAATTACGTAACTTATTTTTTGCATAGTCAGACCAATTTAAATTAAATCCAGCCCATTCATTAAGAGTATCATTAGTAAAGAATACAGTCTTTTCTTCGGTATTAATACTGATATGCTCGTCTTCTGTTACACCTGAAAAATCAGACTTCAAAAATAAATTTCTTCCACCAACTTGAATCTCATTTACAGCTTCCCAACTACTATCACAATAAGGTGTTGTATAAACTGTGGAAGTGGGATTATTATAAATAATCTTATTTCTTATCCATAAATATTTACCACTAGACCAAATTGGCATCGAAGTACCCCATGAACCTTCAGTTTGGTTAGTCTTAGAACTAGATAAGTAATATTCGGTAGTTATACTTTCCACACCAGTGCCTGTTGCACCAGTAGAACCAGTATCTCCCTTTTCTCCCGTATCACCTTGTGGGCCTTGGGCTCCTGTCTCTCCTTTTGCACCTGTTATACATACTGGGGTGCTTTCTGTAGATGCGCCATTAGTATAAATTGTCTTAATTTTTTGCCAATAATATCTACCATTAATCCAAGTTGGTACGGCAGTATCCCATGAGCCTCCAGTTTGAGTTGTATTAGAAGTTGATAAATAATAATAAACTTCAGTTTTTGAGATCCCAATACCAGTAGGACCTGTATCACCTTTTTCTCCCTGTGGTCCTTGTTCTCCAGTATCACCTTGTATACCCTGTTCTCCTTGCTCACCTTTAATCTTAGTCCAAGAATATTTAGTAGGATCAGTACTATCTTCCAAAGTAAAATCTGTATATTGACCTATATATGTTTTACCAATACTGTCAGATACTGAAAAACCAGATGTTCCAGTTTCGTTTGTAGCATAGGCTATATGTAAATAACTGGTTTGACCATTTTCTCCATCCTTACCAGCAATTCCTTGTTCGCCTTGTGGTCCTTGCGAACCTTCAAGTTGTTGCCATACATATTTCGATGGATCTGTAGAATCAGCCGCTGTATTATCGACATATGTGCCTATATATTTTGATGGAGTCTCTGTCATTTGAGAAGCAGTTGGGTTTAGAACTGAGGAATATTTAATATGAAAATACGAGCTTATGCCAGTATCGCCTTTTTCTCCTTTTTCTCCCTGTGGTCCTTGTTCTCCAGTAGGGCCTTGAATACCTTGGTCTCCCTTTTCTCCTTGAAGGCCCTGAATGCCTTGAATACCCTGTTCTCCCTGTGGACCTTGTTCGCCTTGTGGACCTTGTTCGCCTTGAGGACCGGTTGCTCCAGTATTACCAGTAATACATACTCCATTTTGATTCGGAGTATAACTCGTAGTATTATCCCCATACGTAACTAATGTACGACGCCAAATATACATACCATCAGTCCATATCGGTTGATTATTTGACCACGTTCCTCCTGATAATTCAGTAGATGATGCCGACAAATAAAATTGCTCTACAGTAGAAATAACAGATTTATCAGCAGTATTTTTAATCTCTTCAATAGCAGTCTCGACGTTTTTATTACTAGCTCCAAAACTAATACTAGAAGCCGAAATTGTTAACTTATAACTTCCGTCAGTGTCCTCATAAAATTTAATATAATTATTAGAATCACCAACTGCAAGTTGTCCGTTGCTATCTAAATAAATACCTCTAGTAGCATTATTGACTGAAGATTTAACATCAGAATATAAAGCGTCATCTGTGATATGAAATCCTCCGATTGTAGCATCAAAAGCTACTAAATCTTTAACATTTATTTGAGTAGCGGTTATAGTTTTTGCTATAATGACCGACCCATCTAATCCATTTTGATATTTTGGATCAGAAGATGCAGTAGCTTCACCTAACGCATTTACATTTAATTTGTAATATAAACCGTCATCGCCGAGAACGACTAATTTATCTGCTTTAATAGTGTTAGCCTCAATCGAATCTCCACTAATAGTTACACCAACTAATTTACCAGCAATAGTCCCATCTCCAACAACTATATTCTCGATCATACCAGACTTAGAAAAGAATTCTTCAATTGCAGCTGAACCAATATTGGTAAAATCAATATTTGCATATTTAATATCAGCTTCATTTGTAGATAATTTATTAGTATCCAAATCGTTTATATTTGCGTCTATAGCTGCAAATTTATCGGTTGTTAAAACCTTAAAATCACCATAGGCCGCTTCTAAATTATTCACATTTATATTAGTCGCATCTAAATCTGTAATTGTTGCATAGGTAATATCAGCGATAGACGCATCTAATTTTGTAGTTTGAAGATTTTCAATATCTGCTTCAGCAGCTGTAAGTTTTTGATTAATTGTTACATTATCGGATGTTAGCGTGTCGATTTCGCCTTCGACTGCGGTTAAACTCTGTCTAATAATAACGTTGTCTGATACTAAATTATCAATTCTACCAGTTTGAGCATCAAAATCTTTAGTACTAACTTTATCTGCAATTAAGATCTCTGCTTTCGTTATTTTATTTCCAATTTCTTGTACATCATCTGTTCTTGCCGAAGGAGATGTAATATTACCTGTAACGGTAGCGGTATGATTTTTAATCATAACCGTTACGCGTTCATCATCATTAATATCAGTTGTTTTGGATATCGGAGTTAATAAGTCAGAACCATCTAATTTTACATACATCGATCCATTGTATTCAACAGTCGTACCATAAACAATAGATTCATTCTTAGTTTCTTTTTTATCCTTAGTAACTTTGACGAATTGCGATATAAGATCATTAGATAAACTCATAAAATATCACCCCCATAATTTAGTAGTAAAAACAGCTTTCTCCGTTACAGGACAGCCAGGTTCACATTTAATAGTTTGACTTATTACTTTTGCTTTAATGTCTGTTAAACCAGCTCTAGAATAATTCAATCGTACACAATCTCCAATTCTAACTGGGCAATAACCATGCGAATATGATATTGTATACTCTAATGAAGATAGTTCTCTTAATAGACTATTTGCATATTCTTCTATTTGATTTTCAGTAGGATCACCTATTAAGTCTGGATCACTAACTCTATGAATAATTTCACGACCACGATTAATAGTAGATATTGGACTATTTACATCATCATTAACCACACGAGAATAATAGAAATCTTCACCATTAGAATATATAACTTCAACCACATTAGGTATCCCATATAGATCATGATCCATACTTATCTCCGGATATAAAATTGAACTATTACTGTCATCGTAAGTCCAAACTGGCTGTAAAGAAGCCGTATCCTGTTTCGGCGAGAAAAGAATACGGCCCAATTCGTCTAGCGCAAATTCATATTTTGCATTGGCTATTAAATCCGTTAAAAATGAAAGCCAAGTATCATTCGTATTTGCTACGAAATCAGTAAATAATGTATTAGTAGCAGTTGTTTCAACTATCGGCGCTCTTGTCTGTTCCCTTGCTATAAGGTAAGCATTACTCATTATATTCGCATCTTTAAGTATTGAATAACCTAAAGGCGGCGGATTTTCTTTTATCTCTAATAAAGGAGTATAAGCATCCATAGTAACGTTTCGTATTGCTCCGCTATAACTTGAAGAAGGTGTCTGAACAAGAAAAGTGCCTAAAGGTATTTTTTCTTGCACTCCATTTTGAATCGCTATCATATACACTCGTATATAACATTCACCTACGGAATCTGTGACATCGATTGTTGCAGAACCGAGTGTTTCTGTTTCTAAATCTCGGTTAATTGTGCAAGATTTAACATTATCAATTAATTTTGCATCTTTCCATGTTCCTGGGTCTACAATATAATATTCAAATGTTTGTTGCATCGATGATGACCAATCTGTCACGTTATACACCTCCTTCTACTCTTGTGATTTCAAGCGTTACGGGTATGGTTACATCTAAATATTTTTGACTAAATGATACTGAGATATTAGCCCAATATCCACTACCTGAAGGTTCTCTTACGTATACATCACCCATCCAAATTGCTAAGCGACGTAATCCGTATAAAGTTTCTTCATCATCTTTTTCGATTTCTACACTCCAACTTTCGCTTTCTCCGAGTTGAGTACCATAATAGCTTATAGGATGCGAGCGGCCAATATATTCAACAAGCGTTACATCGGGATTATGACTAACTGAAACGGTAATATTATATGGAAGTTTAAGCATTGATCCAGACCATGACGGTTGTTCCATTTTGTTTTCTTCAGGAGTATCAAAACTAGACCAATCTTCATCCCATTGAATTATTACTGATTTTCCCCCAACAGGATACCCTGGAACATCGTAATAATTTACTGCTCCAGTAGCAGTTGTAATAGCTACGATTCTATACCTTGCATAATCTAAAGCAGGATGAGGATCTGTAATAAATGTTTCATTAGTATTACTTATACCAGTCATTAATTCAGTAAATTTACCATCGAATTCCCTTCTATATACAGATAAAGTAATCCCTTCTATGAGAGCTCCATCCTCATCTGTACAATATGGTCTTATGGAAGCAGTAAATGTTTCTGTGTCAATTCCTATTTCTGCATCAGGTTCGTAACCAATATCTGTCCAAGCCACTGTGAACGTCAAAGATTCTTCTGTAGTTAGACCAGAATTCATAGAAACCGTGCATGTAGCAGTATATTCAATATTATTTTGCAAATCTATATTACTAGCTGAAAATTCAACAAGTAACGGGTCTGTGATGTCGAAATATTTTGAATATACAGATTGTCCAGCACTAACAATGGCCATATTACCTAGATTATCTATTGTTTCATATGCTTCATTTGCAGTTATAACTAAATGGTAACCGATTGGAGCTTGTGTATTTGGACCTGCTAAACCAGAAATATAAAATGGAAAAGAGGTAATAGTATCGATTGACTCAGAATTAGAATCTGTAATATTAAGTTCTAAAGTTGCAGGAGCATAAATATCAACGGTTCTCTGTACTGACCAATCGCCATAAGTTTTGGTTATACCAGCTGTTCTAACACGCCATTGGATTTTTGTTCCTTCTATATATTCAGATGTATCAACAGAATACGAACTTGTTTTATCTTTTTCGTTTTCATTATTAGTATTTTCTATGGTATATGTCTCTTTTACGCCATTTATATACATTTCAACTTCAGCATAAGTTTGACTAGATCCATCTTCCGAATTATGTACCCAATATAGTGTTAGTGGTTCTCCTGTTATCACCGTAGTCGTAGAAGACCAAGTTGTAGGAGCTGCTGGTGGTTTACCAATAATTATTGATTTTATTTCAGTCCAGGGGGATGACCCATTTTCATTTATAGCTTGCACTCTAAAGAAATACTCATCCCCTGTTTCAAGACCTGTTATTTCTGCATGTCCAACTACTGATTCCACTGTCATAGATTGGACACTTTGTGAACTATCGAAATATCGTTTTTCAGTTGTCCATTCTACTTTATAACTAGTTGCATTTTTAACATTTTCCCAGTCTAATTGAACCTCTGTCTCCGATAAAGCTTTCAAAGTAATAATTCCACCAGAAGCAGCTGGAATAGTTCCTTCATTATTTGAATATTGTGACCAATCACTATATTTTTTATCCTTTTCTCTATAAGAACGACAACGAACTTTATATTCAGCTCCAGCATCTACTGTGCATGAATATGAAGCTGTTCCTGTTTTTATAGCAGCTGTACCTGTTTTAAATACAGTAGAATCATTTTTAACTACTTGAAATTGAATATGAGTACCATTAACATCTAGATTAGATACTGTAGCTGTTAATTTATACTTAACTATTTCTACTGTTGGTTGGCCAGGGGCTGTTGGTGGATTATTACTAAAACTATAATCTTTATACGTAGATCTACTAGCGGTCCAATAAGATGTTTCTTTGCCATTTACTTTACGTTTTTTGGCAATAGGTATTACAGTAAATCTTACTCTTATAGCATTCGAAGGGGCATTATATATACTTTGTTTATCATCAGTAGTCGAATCATTACCAATAAACCAAACACCATTTCCAGTATCGTAATACCAAATTGTCCTATAATTTTCTGTATTACTTTTATCCCATTTCCAAGTTGCAAACACAGTCCTATCAGTATCAGCTTGAAGACCAAACGCATCTATAACTGCTTTTGAAGTTGTAGAATTCTTTGTAACGGGATCTGGATCTCCATCGAGTTTAATAACCTGACCTACATATATGAGGTTAGCGTTCTTTATATTATTGATACGTTGTAATTCTTGCCATGTGGTATTATATTTAGCAGCAATTTCGGAGAGTGTATCTCCTTTTTGTACAGTGTATGTAGCCATTTGTTACACCCTCCTTTCAATTTTAGCAGCTCTAACAAGAGTTTTAACTGCATTCGATATATTACTTCCATCATCATATGTAACACCGTTTATACTATAAGTCGTGTTATTAATATTACCTAAATCTTTACGTAGTTTATCTATTGCCGAAACAACATCGTCATTTACTCCATTTTGATTATTTCTGTTCATCATGTAACTTATAGTTCCCACATTAGAAAGCACACCAATAGAAGAACCAACGCCCAGCATACCATCGATAGCATTAGCTCCAGATTTAATATCACTAAGGTCAAGAACTGGTCGTATTGTAGGTTGCGCATCTATATCGGAATTTACTATATCACTAATTTTATAAATAGCACTTTTTGTACCATCTAATGCTACTTTAGCCATAGATACTGAAGAATCTTTAACCATACTTGAATATTTATCAATACCCATAGCAAATCCCTCAGGTATTGAGTAACCCATACTTCTAAATACTTTAGATGGAGAATTAATATCTAATTCATCTTCCGCTGCCTGAGCAGCTGCTTTAGCCATTGCTCTAGCTTTAGCGGCAGCTTTATAAGAATTAGCGCTAATACCCATAGCGAAGCCATCAACTAAATACGAACCGGCATTATAAAAATTACTAAACTTAGATTTAACAGCTGATAAAGAATTAGATGATACTTTAGTCATAATAGATTCGACAGCATTAGATTTAACCTTAATTCCTTTTACTAAATTGTTTATCATCTCTCCACCAGCATTAGCTATCTTTGATTTAGATTTACTAAACGCTTCTATAAAACTTGTAATGCCGGAATTAGCTAACTTTTTAAGTTCATTTGAAACCTTAGATAAATTAGGTGTAGATATATCTCCAACATTATCAGAGAAATCTTTGAGTGAAGTAGCCAAAGAAGGAAGAGTATCTATAAACTTAGTTATATTTCCATACTCTGGTATCTCTTTTATAAAAGCATTTATTTTCTTACCAGCATCAGTTGCTCTTATAATTGCGTCCTTATTTACGCCGGCTTCGACTTTGTTAGAGAATGATACTATAGCATCAGCAGTTGATGCGACATTATTAGAGAAATCGGTCATTTCTATATAATCAGGAATAGTAGAAATGAAATCAGATATCTGTTTTCCAGCATTAGTAGCATTAGTAATTGCTTCTTTATCTATAGCACCATTACTAACTTTGTTAGAGAATGATACTATAGCATCAGCAGTTGATGCGGCTTTATTAGCAAAATCGGTCATTTCTATATAATCAGGAATAGTAGAAATGAAATTAGTTATCTGTTTGCCAGCATCAGTTGCATTAGTGATTGCTTCTTTATCTATAGCGCCTTCTTTTACTTTATTAGAGAATGATAATATAGCATCAGCTGTTGCCGCGACATTATTAGAAAAATCTGTAATATCTATATAATCAGGAATAGTAGAAATAAAATCAGTTATTAACTTACCAGCATCAGTAGCATTAGTTATAACCCCTTTATCAATACCGCCTTCTTTTATACTTGTAGAGAAGTCGACCATGGCGGTACCTAACGATTTTAATCCTATCGAAAAATTACTCAAGTTAAGTTCTGTTGGTATTCCTGACAACATAGTTGCTATGTCTTTTCCAGTAATGACAGCATTCTTCAAATCTTCTGGATTAATTTTACCCTGTACGGTTTCTGAAAAATCAATCATAGATTCCCCGAAAGATTTAAGACCCACTGTAATACGAGACATATCAGCATCTTGCGGCATTATTTTAGCTGCTTCCGATAACGTTTTACCAGCTTCCGTTACGATTTTTATAGCCTCTAAATCAATTTTACCAGATATACTATTAGAGAAATCCAACATGGAATTAGCTAATGAAGTTAAATTTTCACTAAGTCCTTCCATAGTAATCGTCTTTTTAGACAATTGAGATCCCATTTTGAATATTGTATTAGCTGCATTAACCGTCGTTGTGACAGAAGAGGTATCTATATTTCCAGATACAGCTTTTGAAAAATCAGCCATAGCCTTTCCAAATGCTACTATTTGATCTCCAAATTCGCTCATATCGGTTTTACTATCAAACCATCCAAATACGGTTTTTGGATCTCTAGGAAGACCTTCCGCTATTCCCGATAATACTGTACCAGCACTTGTTGCAGACTCAACAGCGCCTTGATCTATATTTCCAGCAACAACCTGAGAGAATCTAACCATAGCTCTACCAAACGGAACTAATTGGTTTCCAAATTCATTTAAGTCATATTTACTATCGAAAAATCCGAATACAGTTGCTGAGTCTCTAGGTAATTCATTAGCTAATTCAGCCATAGTCTTGCCTGCATTAGCTGCTCCTTCTACTGCACTTTGATCTATATTTCCCGCCACAATAGAGGAGAATCTAACCATAGCTCTACCAAACGGAACTAACTGAGCCCCAAATTCGTTCATCTCTGTGTTGTGGCTAAAGAAACCAAATACTGAGCTAGGATCTTCTGGTAAAGTCTTAGCCATTTCAGCCATAGTCTTACCTGCGTTAGCTGCTGAAGTAACGGCGTTAGCATCTATATTACCAGCTACAACCTGAGAGAATCTAACCATAGCTCTACCAAACGGAACTAACTGAGCCCCGAATTCGTTCATTCCAGTATTATGGCTAAAGAAACCAAATACTGAGCTAGGATCTGTAGGTAGAGACTTAGCCATTTCAGCCATAGTCTTGCCTGCATTAGCGGCTGCTGTTACAGCGTTAGCATCTATATTACCAGATACTATTCCTGAAAATTCGACCATTGCTTCGCCGAACGGAATTAATTTAGAACTAAATTCACTTATATCAGTACTTCCACTGATAAAAGAATTAATAGAATTAATAAGTTCTGCTGTAGTTAGAGCAAGAAGAACACCGGCTAAATTCTTGGCAGCATCCATAGCAGACGGATCTATCATAGAAATACCCATAATAAATGGCATAGCATTTGTCATGAACATTGATAATTCTGTACCTAATTGTGCTAATCCGTCGCCTCCAGATATAAATGATGATATAGCTGATATCATATCTGCCGTGGTTAAAGCTATAATCGAAGCAGAAAGTATAGCTACACCTTTAAGCATTTGATCATCTATCATCTTTAAACCGGTTATAAATGGAGTAGCATTCGTCATAAATGCTGATAAGTTCGATCCGATTTCCGGTAATCCTGAAGAGGCACCCGCACTAAATCCTCCTAATATGCTACCAACAAAATTACCTATGGCATAACCAATAAGAGATAAGGTTTCTCCACCATCTTTAATAAGTTCATTAAAGCCAGGAATCTTAGATAGTCCGCCTAATGCGCTCAATACCACAGTCATAATACCCACAAAAGCTGCCAAACCAAGAGCTCCAGTTATAGCAGCAGACGATGGTATCATACTAACTATTAGACAAGCAGTAGACATTGCTAATAAAATAGTAGATAATGCTAATGCCGCTTCTAGTGAAGGTGTGATATCTAACTCTTTCATTATTAAGAAAATAGCGGCTATCTCAGCGACAACCAAACCTAATATAGCAAGTGAACCTAAAGCTTTATTAGATACTTTTCTCGTTGTGCTCAATATAACCATAGAAATTGACATAGCACTTAGAAATACACCTAAAGCTATCGAATTTTGAATAGACGATTCGACCTCTAAAAGTGACATAATTGTCAATATCGTTGCTAAACCTGCAATAATGGCAAGCATTGGGGCCATTTGTTTAACTACAGTCTTTGATATTTTTCCAGCTGTTCCTAATATAGCTAATGATACTGCAAAAGAAGTCATTAATAGTGATAAAGCAGCAGTATTTTTAAGTGCATTGTCAGGATTTATATAAGATAATCCAGTAACAATTCCAGCAAGTACTAGAATAATACCAGTTAAAACAACTAGAGTTCTTATCATCTGGTTCGTATTTTTAGCTAACTTAGTAATACCTACTAATAAAGCAAAAGTTCCTATAACTGATGATAATGCGGCAGTTGCTCCTCCGAGTCTTGAAGGATCTATTAAAGATAAAGCAGCTATTGCTATCGCCATTAAAGTCACAGCAGAAGTCATAGTTATAAGTACTTTTAACATTCCTTTGCTATCTTTAGCTATCGCAGTAATAGCTATAAGACCCGCAAAACATGCCTCTAAAACAGAAATAGCAGTTAATGCTCGTTTGAGTCCCTCTGGTTCAAATTTACTTAAAATAAACATAATACCAGTTACAATAAGTAAAGCCCCAGACATTAGGATTAGCATCATTCCAGCTTTAGTAGCATTTTGACCTGCTAATTTAGAAACAGCTATTACAGCAGCAAAAAGAATTTCAAGAGTTGCTATAACTTTGATACCTTTTTTTATATCACTTTCGGACATTCCTGAAATTTGTTTTATAACTTGCGCTGTTATGAATATTGCTCCGGACATTAGCAACATCATGGTTCCAGCTTTACTTGCATGTTCCCCAGCGAATTTAGAAACGGCTACAACAGCCATAAATAAAATTTCAACAGCAGCTATAAAACCTAATCCTTTTGAAATCTCGGTTTCGTCCATTCCGGCAGCAAGTTTTACAACCCCAACCATAATAACCATTGCTAATGACATTTTTAATAGCATTGATCCAGCTTTACTTGCATGTTCCCCAGCGAATTTAGAAACATATATAAATGCTGTTACTAAACTACCTAATAATGTTATAACCGCAAGTCCTTTGATTATATCTCCGGATTCCATTTTAGAAACTTGCTTCATGACAGTGGTCATAAGCAAAAGAGCTATGCCCATTTTTAATAACATTGATCCGGCACCAGCTATATCTGCTTTTCCTCCAATTTTTGAAAGCTTAGAGAATGCAAGAATAACTAGTAATATTTCACCAAGCATTACGCTTAGAACGCCTATGGATCTCATTGTATCTTCGCTATCGATATCTGCTATCTTCTTTAAAGCAATACTCATTAAAAGTACTGCTCCGCCAATAGCTATTATAGTACTAAACGAAGTAGAAGAAGATTTTAATCCGTTCTTATCTAATGTCGTCATACTATTATTTAACTTACCGCAAGCAACTGCTAAACCGGCAACAATTAGTGATAGAACTCCTAAAACTCCTACTGCTTCCCATAAGTCCCCGCTATCACCTTCGCACATTTTAGTTAATACATATAGTGATGCAACTAGAATACCTATAGATATAGCCATATTTTTTATGGCTTGAGATTTCTTTTCCCATGCAGAAGCCTTAAAACTTTTTCCAAGACCAGTAAACATATCTCCTAGTCCTTCTAGTGCTTCTCCAGCTCCAGAGAAAACGGAAGCAAACTTATCAATAACATTAACTATTTTAATTATAGCTACTAAAAGACCGCCACCAAGACCGGCTGCAAATACAGAACCCCAGTTAATATTTTTAAAGAAATCGACTAGTTTTTCGGCAATTCCCTTTATAACTTCCCAAACTTTGGAAGCTCCATTTTGAATTCCTTCTACTAAACCTTCCATTGAATTTTCGCCGATTTTAATAAATTCAGTAGAAGGAGAATGAATTCCAAGAACCTCGCATATTTTTGTAAGAATACCTTTAGCTATTGATACAATCGCGTTCCAAACAGCACTAGCTCCAGATTTAAGACCATTTACTAATCCTTGTATAATATATTCGGGTATATTTTCAGCATCTTTTATTCCATCAATCCATTTACGAAAAGATTCAGCAGATTCTTTCAAATAAGAAGTTATGTTTTTTAAAATTTCTGAATCTTTTAGACTAGATATCCAATTTCTTATTGCTTCTTCTGCCATTGTTAAATAAGGCAATAATGTGTTGAATATCTCTGTAAAATTTAAAGTCTCGTCTAACCAATCTCTAAAATCTATAATGGCCTGACCAATCGCCGACGTAAGATCTAAAATATTATAATCCAATGCTTGAAGAATTTTTGAAATTACTTTAAATACTATTTTTAGAGGTCCACCAACAAGAGTTAAAACTATATCTAATGCTGAGAATAAACCTTCAAAAGTTGTTTTAAGTTTTTCTACATTTTCTTCAGACATTTTTAATTTAGTAGTAAATTTATGTAAGGCTGCTATAATATTATAAAGACGTTCTTCTGTCATTATCGGGTCAAATGTATCATCCCACGCGTCTCTAATAGTTTTAAATACTGTAGCAATCGAATTACCTATATTTTTAAATGAATTAATTAATAAATTTCTTCCATCAAGTAAAGACATGTCTTTTAACACATCTTTTAATGGAACGCCAGCTTTTTCTGCTTGGTCTTCTAGTTCTTTAAGTGCTTTAATTTCTTCTTTTGTGAATCCTAAAGCTTTTAATTGTGCTTCGTTTAATTTAAAAAGATCTTCTACGCTTTTTACTTGAACTTTTGATAATTCTTTATTTGCATTTGTTAATTTTATTTGTTTTTCGGCTAATTCTTCGTTATGTCTTACGGAACAACCTAACTCTTCATTAACTTTGTTTTGAACAGTAGCCCAATTGTATCCGGCTTCTGCTAATGCGTTCCATCTTTTTTGTGTATCGCCCCATTTTCCACTAATAACTTCATTTGCAACTTCACTTATATTTTTTAATTTTTTGGATGCCGAATCACTAGCTTCAGCCATCTTTTTAGTGACGCCTGTAACTGTTTTAATCTTTTCAGCAAGTTTACCAAATGGCGATGCCATTGCACCTTCTAATAACTTGTTACGAGCATCCGATATTTTATTTATAATATTAGTAAGTACGTTAGCTAAAGGTGTAAATAAATTTTTAGCTTCTTCGAAATCACCAAAAATAATTTTCCAAGTTTTAGACCAACCAGATTGCGCAGATTCTTTTAATACGTCCCATAATTGAGTGAATGTTTTAACTTTGGTTGCAGCGTTCGTAGCCGTGGTACCGAGCTTAAATATTTCATCTATTTGGGCTTCTGTGTAACCTTTAGCACGAAGCATTTCTCTATTCGCTTTAATTTGCTCGTCTGTTAAGCCTTCAGTTGTTAATGTAAATTTTTGAAGGGTTTCTGTTAATATTTCTGAAGTTAACCAACCCTCGCTTAAGGTTTCTCTAAATGAACCTTGATCTTTTATCATTTTATCAATGGCAACGCCATGAACACGAGCAGTTTCTTTTAAAGCATTTTGGAATACTTCGCCGCCCATACCAGCATTAACCACTGAGTTCCAGTCCATTAACTTTACAGTACCGGCAGCTAAAGCTTGTGATAGCTGATACATAGCAGTAGATGCCTGCTGAGACGTCGAACCAGATACAGCCGCCAAATTAGCAATACCTTGAATTGCATTTACTGATGTATTCAGATCTACGCCTGCCGCGGTAAACGTACCGATATTCCTGGTCATTTCCGTAAAATTATATATAGTTTTATCGGCATACTCATTAAGTGTATCTAATGCTTTATTTACATCATCAATAGTAGTACCTTTACTCTCAGTATTTGCTAAGATTGTCTGTACTGCATTAATCTGGGTTTCATATTCCTGAAATCCTGTTTTGATTGGATCGATTGTTAAAGCAGATACAATTCTTTTTCCGGCGTTAACTGCCGCATTCGTAATATTAGCGAGGGCGGTTACTCCCATGACCTCCAGCGCCGTAAATTTAGCTTGGACCGTATCTACCGCTCCGCTAATGCCGTTCATATTAACTTTTTTAGATGCGGCGTTTACGTTTTCTAAGCCTTTAGCAGCTCCAGAAAAATTCAATTTTTGTTTAAGTTTATCGATTGTTGACATAGTAGTAGAGACATTAGCCTCGAATTGCTTATTGTCAAATTGCATCGATACAACTCTTTCATCGATAGTTTTGCTCATGACTTAGTAACCTCCCTCCACGCTTCGTTTGCAATTTTATCGAAAAGAGGTTGAATAGCAGGGTTTATATAATCTCTCCCTTCTACCCAACCTCCAGTTCCAGTTCCATGGCCGTACTGTAAAATAATAGCTATTGGTACCCCATTTTGAATATTAGAGTTATTAAATCTAATAGTCACAGCACCCTTTGTATTTTCTATTTCGTAATACCATGAATTAGCAGTAATACCACTATCGATAGGTGTCATTGACGCAAGAGCGGAAACACCTTCTCGACCATATTTATCTAGATCGCCTAAATGAATGGCTTCTTTCGCTCTTTCTAAGAAGCGTGTAAGTTTAGAAAAATCGCCCTTGTGTCTGAAACTTATCATAGTATCTACCTCTCAATTACACACTTTCTAAACCAGCCTTCCAGGTTTTCTCTCCAACAATTCCATCCCATTCATTTTTATTGTTAGGAAACGCTTTTTTCTGAAATGCAATAGTTGCTTTTTCGGTATTAGGACCGAATTCTCCATCGATTTTAACTCCTACTATTGCTTGCCAAATTTTAACCGCTTTACCAGAGGACCCTTCTTTAATTTGTGTCATTTTAGTATCACTCGCTTTCTTAGTGGAATTAGTAATAGATGTTTTAGGAACAGCCGAACCATTTTCTAAAGCCATAGCTGTATGCCCAGTAGACCTTATGAGAATGTCTCCTCGTTTAAGGTATTTGTCCATTGTTAGATATTTCTTATCAGTAAGCACCTTAAAATAACCAGTGCTTACAAATTTTGCTTTCATATTCCCTGTATATGGGGCATTTCCAGAAGTATAAGGAATAGCTATTCCGGCAGCTTGAGCACATACAGTCATAAAACTTGAACAATCGCATTCGCACGCTGTTTCAATCTTACTTAAGTCATAATTTACTTTTTTAGCATAGGTATTTAACGTATTTCTTTGTACTTGATCATAGCCAATTTTATTATTAGAGCATCCTTTTTCACAGGCTTTAGCCATCAATTCTGCTTTATTTGAATCTGTACAACGAAGCACTGTATCCCATGGACTTGAATACCAATTCCGAATACAAACCTCTCCATTTGTTTGATCTCCGGCTTTTCCTCCATTAGATTTTCCACGTTCATCTGAACTAGCATGTCCTATTTTAATCGCCATAGTTATATACCTCCTTTTATCCATTTGTGCCTAGCCGTTTTTTTCTTGCTGCATTTAAAGAAGCATTTCGACTCATTATTTCTCTCCTACTCATTTTCTTTGGAGGAGTGTTTTTAATATTACAAACTCTTATTAAAGTAAGAAGTCTATTTAAATGCCATTTTTGGCACTCAAAAGGAATATTCAACGCTATCATCCAATAATAAATAAGCTCCGACGTTACTACTTCACCGTTAATTCTTCCTGATTTACTTTCACTAAAAACAGTAGCAGTCATTGGAGCTTCTATATATTTATTAACCTTCTCAAAATTTTCATCAGTAAAATATTTATATATTTCTGGGTTTACATTTTGGGTTAAGGTCATACATTTTATATAGTCTAAAGTCTCTTCATAAGTTTTTTCATTCTTAGAAAGAAAAGCTTTACACCATTTAGATTCCCATTTTGAAAGAGACACAAGAGAATGCTCCAATTGTAATGTCTGACCTTTCATTTGAACAAATTCTTGTTTTTGTTCGTCCCATTGTTCAACAGCCGGTATTATAATTTGGAGCATTTCTTATCCCTCCTGAATTACTTATTTTCTATAGGAGTGATCTTATTAGCCTGTTCTGCTAAACCGGACGGGACAACTCCGTTTACAAAATTAGCAGCCGCTTCAGCATCAGTAGCTAATTCTATAAATAATTGAGAATAAGCTTCGGTCTGTGAAAATTCGTCCGATATTTCTTTTGATTTTATAAATCTCTTACCGTCTGGGCTCTTCTGACCGTATGCTTTTAACACTAAATCTTTAAATATTTTAATAATGGCCGGCGCATCCTGTGCGGCTACAATTCTCTGAATCATTTCAGCCAAACCGCCATTTGTGCTCATTTCCATTTCCATAAGTTCAGCTTTAGTTAAATTAAAATAAAAATCTTCTTTTCTTTCAGATCCGTTATAATCCGTATAAGTAATAGTTTTCTTAATCATTGTTTTTCTCCTTTCAAATAAAAAAAGAAGGGATCGCTAACCTTCTTATAACGATCCCCTCTTATAATTTAGTTTTTATTAGCCAGCCGATGCAGATGTCATAACTGTCTTGATCTCATCCGGTAAAGGAAGTCTCGGTTCCGAATTGGACTCGTCACCGCCATATAGAATCTTTTCTAGATTAGCAAGGCATGTTGCATCTGCTTTTGTTGAATCTATAACAATAGATGAAGTGGGCTTAGCATCAGTTACATTCACAGGAGTAGTAGTGATTTCCCAAGAGAATGTTATTGCTTCAGGGCTATCATTTATAGTAGCGTAAGCCTTCTCAGAAGGAGCAGCTAATGCGCCATATATGATATGAAGCTTATAGCCATGATCATTACCATCAACATCATTGCCTATGGTAGTCTTATAGCACATACCAAATGTATTGCGCTTCTGCTGTCCAATCGAAACACCGTCAGCAATAGATGCCGAACCGTCGCAAGCTGCGAATTCATCAGGATATGTATACGCTTCAATTGTAGCTCCAAATTCCTCCGTAGATGTAAGGCTGAGATACTTGATATCATCAGCATAAAGAGCAGTAGCTTCAGCACCAGAAGGGCTCTCGGTTACGGCAGTAAGTCCATTCCAAGCAACTCCCTTCGGATATAGTCCATTAGCCTGTGGATAAAGCACGCCCTGCTTTACGCCAGTTTCATAATAACGCTCGCCAGTATTATCCCAAACAAGTTTAGCCATATTTTATTTCCTCCTTTTAGAAATATAATTCGTAAGTATAATGGTTTAAATTATCAGATGTATAGTAACGATTAAACCGACAATACGGAATTTTAGATATATCAGTAATTAATTTAGAATCCGGATCATCAGTAATATACGTTACTAAATATCGAAGTTTTGATATGTAAACTTCATTTTCAGCATGTATATTCCTAATATCATCTAGTTTATATACTATTGCTGGGTACTTCATTTTTACTGATAAAGGGGGTTGAAAATACACATTACGACTTCCGAGAATAACCTCGAATTTAGTCTGTAGATCTAGTCTGTTCGCCATTGTATACACCCCCTATTGTCAGTAGTAGTCTTGGGTACTGAACTTCAATATTAGTAATCTTCCATTTAGTACCCATGAACTCAACATAACGAATCGAATGAAAATTTTCATTGGCGAATGGATCAGACACAATACTAATTTCATTTGAAACGTTAATATTATCATTAAGCTGATCGACTGTTTGAAGTCTATGAGAGTTTCTAATTACATCTCCATAATAATTTCGTTCATCGATCACTTCTTCCCATATACCAGGTCTAGTTTCTTTAATCGTGGCATACCCAACCACGCCATACCATTTCGCCATTTTGAATTTTCCCCTTTAATTATTAGCCAGCTGTTTCAACAAGCTCTAAAGCAATAGCGGAATAAGGCTTGATAAGAGCTCCAGAACAACGAGTTTCGATTAGATACTTCTGCTGGTTATAATCAATATCAAAGTCGTCGAACATATTTATAGCACCACCCTTATCAGCACCAATATTGTAATCCTTAAGGTTAACAATAATACCCATAAGAGAATGAGTAGCCGAATCAACTTCTCTTGTTAATCCTTCCATAACCGGAACAGTTACGATATCATTAACACGAAGTGCTGCCTTTAACTTATCGATAGAATCATAAATGATACGACCCATTCCATCTTCCATCAGCAGGCAATCTGTGAGAACATCTTCAGTTGTAAAGAGAGTCGGATTACCAGAACCCTTATAATCTTTACGAGTTTTAACAGCAGCACGAATAAATGCTTTAGCCTTCTCATCAGCAGTAGCATTAGCAGCAACGCTAATCTTACTCTTTACTGTATAGAGATCCTCGTCTGTCCAGATAGGACGAATATTCTGCTCATTAATCTTGTCATCAGAAGAATTCAAACGACCATCGCCAACAAGAATAGCACGAGCTATTTCCTCATCGAGCATCATACGCATCTCTGACTTAAGCCATGCAACTACGTCGAAATCAGTGATATCAACTACATCGTCACGATCCATCTTCTGCTTTTTGTAAACAGTGGTCGGAGTTGTTGTTCTCTTAAGCAAAGAGAATACTTCCTCCTTCTTAAGCTTACCTTTGATATAACCCTTTGCCCTTGCATCATCTTCTGTGATATCAGCAAACATGGACTTAATACGAGAAAATGGTGTATGATGTGTAGCGCCCATAACCTTAGCCACCCAGTCCGTATCTCTCTTGATAAATTCTGGAGGCGTATTAAGATTTCTTGCATCAGGGAAGAGCCAATCATCAGCTCCCTTAATACCATATGTAGCTTCAATAGTCGCACTAGAATCCGTAGTATGAGCAAGATAACTCTCCTTCATACTACCGTAACGCTTTGCATCAGCTATAATCGCCTGTAATTCGGAATGGCTCAAAACATTCTCTTCATTCTTAGTTTCGTTGTCAAATACATTATGTTTCATAGTTTTGGTTCCTCCTTCGGTTTCTTTCTTTTCTTCATCTTTTTCTTCTGAATCAGATTCTTTCTTTTCTTCATTTTTTTCTTCTGAATTAGATTCTTTTAACGCCTGGCCAATCATTGCATATACAAGATCTTTTTGTTTTTCATTCAATGTATTAAATACATCGATAATTAACTCTTCATTCTCGGAAGTCTTCTCTTCGGATGTTTTTTCATCCTCTTTTTTTTCTTCAGCATGAGCCAAATCTTCTGTCTCTTTATTTATTTCGCCATGAGATAATGAAATATTTTCGCCAGTATAAATAATCGCTTCTTCGTCAGATTCTTCGCCATGTTTTATGACGGATTCTATAGATGCTCCAGGATTAGCACCAGCGAGAACCAAGCTGACTTCTCGAATGTTTCCATGAAGTACATTAGACATATGCTCTTTTAACTGATTGGCATAAATAGATAATGCATTTATGTCACCATGTTGAACAAGTAATTTTGCTGTCTTTCCGGACTCCGTATCATTGAAAGTGCAATAAGCATAAACGCCTTCTTCTCGATTTTCCAATAAAGCGTGACCTAAAACTTCATTAGGATCATTATGTTGATGATTCCAAACAAGCGGAACAGTCTGACCATTATTGTGTTTAAATGCATCTTTCATGATTGTTCTTCCATCAGAACATTTAAGATTAGCTTTGGTGGCCCATCCACTAAAATCAAATTTCTCCATTTTGATTTTCTCCTCCTTCATCAGATTCTTCGATCACCATATTTTTTCTTTCTTCAATTTCTTCTTTAGATTGCGATATATTGCTATTTCTAAGTTCATCTGCTTTTGGATCATCGGATGGTTTCATACCGATTATCTGTCTGATTTCATTAGAAGTCATAATTTCATTCCTAGTAAATTTATCTGCAATTTCTGCTATATCATTTACAGGAACTAGTTTAAATGGATCTCTAAAGAATAAAATTGATTGTTTTTGTGACCGAGCGGTTTTAGTTAAAAACTTTCTTTTCATTTCATCAACAATAGCCGAAATTATTGGTTCAATAGTTCGGTTATAATAGTTGAGCATTGTTTTATCATCGGCAGTCCCATCTAAAATAGTCTGAGTGATACCTAACTGGCTATAAAGCATACTCGTTAAATATTCAATCTGCTTCATTAGATTGTTATCCACCGACCGATTAAGTTGAGTGATACGTTCTGTACCATCAGCATATGCAATGCCATACTTAGAACCCGCTAATTGCATTTCTATATCTTTACGCCTACTTTCGGCTTGTTGACGTCTCGCCTCAGTTTTAATAACATAAGGTAATTGAATTATTAAATCTAATTTTCCAGAACTACTTTGTTCATCCACAACATCTAAAAGATTTAATTTACGAATCAATCGTTGCATTGTAGAGTTTGGTTCATTGATTACCGCATATAATGGATTTTCAACAATAGCAACAGAACTTTTTTTAACAATAATATCTTCTTTTCTTCCAATTCGTTCATTGTAAACTCTTACTCTAATATGTTGAGGATACCATTCAAGAATTTTTCCGGTTCTCATTGAAAGAATCTCGTAAGATCCGGTTATTTCAGGATTTAAACTAGTATCAACAGGAACTATAGCTACACTACCTTCATCCATCATTGACATTACTATATCCTGGATAAATGCTCGTCCTGTCTGATCGATGTTAGCATTAAGTGTAAGACAATCATTAAGACCAGAATCTATTACCGAATTAAAACGACCATTATCATCTAACCGAATATGTTGAATATTAATTGCAGAGGCATCTAATGCTATTCGGTTGTAAACGGAAGTTACGATAGATTTTTCATTTCCACGAGTGAACCCAGGTCTATCTGGTCTAAAAGAATAACCTATACCAACGTTCTTATAATTATTTGTAGGATCTTTGTTTAGAAAGGCATTCCAAGCATGTTTTAACCTAGATCCAAATGTCATCTCCATTCTAAATTGTCACCTCCTTAATTGAATGCATCTCTATTAAGTTTATAAGCAACATAAGCATCCATCAGTGCTGCTACGGCATCGATTTTTTGTTCATATCGCTTTTTTAATAATTTTCTATTACCATTTGTATCTTCCAAAGTAATACAATTACCCATTGCAAAAGACATGAGTTCTTCATCAAATAAGAGCATTCTCTCTTCTGATAGTTTTTTTAATTCACCTAAAGGAACCGATTCCGTTTTCGCTCCCTGTATTACTTTTTCAATCCCAAATGGTCCATTTTCTGTTTCCCATCTTTCTACAAATTCTCTTGCATTATATGGATCGAATCCAAAACATATAACGTCATATCCCGTATCGATTATATGTTTGTCTAAATCGTCATAAACTTGCATCATATCCAGAACTGTTCCTGGCATGACTATTAGACTTCCTTCTTTAATAAATTCGTCATATTTGAATCTCATAGCTGAAGGAAGTTTATGTAAGGTTAATTCTGTTATATAGTTTCGTGTTTTAATTCCGAACGATCCATTGGATAAAGGAAATAAAAATGTAAAAGCACAGAAGTCATCTCCTTGAGAAAGGTCAGCTCCCAATGAACAAGGCATTTTCCAAAAATCACGCCTTCTATGAGGAAGTGTTTCTTCATAAGTAAAATAGTAAGTATAACCTTCCATCGGAATACCGAATCGTTTAGCTAAGATATCGTTTCTAGCAGCTGGTGCTTTTTCAGCTCTTTCCACATCTAACTGGTATGTTTCATAACTGACTGTCTTCCCAATATTAGGATTAGCCTTTCTCCACATACTAGGATCTGCTACTTCATCGATGGAATCTAATTTATACCACCAAATCGAAACATGAGGATTTTGGTATTCACCTTTAAGGATGTCCATTAACTCCATTTTGATTGTGTCACCGCTTCCATTTCTAACAGTACCTTCAGAACTAATAGCTACTATCAAATAATCATCATTCTTAGAAGCTCCTTGTTCAATTGCACCTATAACATCTTCTCTAATATCACCAGAAAGCCATTCGTCAACTGTTGCGACTTTTGTACGTAAACCCTGAAGTTTATCAATACTCATAGGTCTTATTTCAAGAAGCGAACCCGTTAAAAAATTTTCAATTCCTTTCTTAGTGGATGCTAATTTAGCTCTATTAGCTTTTGAGCCTGTTGTATTCTGAAGAGATCCTTCTGTTAAAAATTTAAAAAGGGGTCCTCGTGCTCTGGTTATAGCAGTACGAATTGGAGACATAACTTCTTCTGCTTGCTTCATTGTAGGTGCTGTCGTTATCTGATGTGTAGTTGCAGTATCAACATTTAAAAAGTAATTTTGTATACATGAAGCATACATAGATTTTGCAGCACCTCTAGCGACTATAAGATATTGTTTGTTAATTAACCTTTTCTTTATAGTCTTTTTTACATAATGACCACCATGGCCATCAGGAGAAGGCTCATATACACTACGTTCTATAAAATAATACCAACCAAATATTTGCTCAGCCCATAGCATAAATGAATCAAGTAAATGAAGATCTTCTCCATCTGTAAGAGTTAATTCATTTTCACAATAATCAACAAAACCCTGGATTGCTTGGTCATCATACCAAATTCCAGGGTGTGCTATAAGTTCATCTATTCTATTCATCTCCATAGAGACTTCTTCATTAACTGGTATTTCGCCTCTTATTACCGCATCACGAAATATACCATAATATTTAGGAGTGGCAGTATTAGATAGTGCCATTATAGGTCACCTACTTCTTGCGTTCTTCTAATAAACCAGCAACATAACTCCTACCAAGTTGATAATCCGAATCTGATTTAATACTAGAACTTGATCGATTAAGATCGACTTTTGTCCAAAATGCATCAACTATAGTATCATTAGAAGATTCCCAATTTTTATGAGATCCTTTGCTAGTCCCTTCTCCGCTCACCTTTCCAGTAAAAACTTTTTCGTCATTTGTATTTCCTTTTGACGATGTTTTACTTTTTGTTTTTTCTTCAGCAGAAGATCTATTTTTTGTCGTGCCTTCAGAAGATGAATTACTTTTCGATTTTTCTTCTCTCTTCTTAAAATAATCCTCAGCTACCGCTTTACGTTTCTTTAATTCTAGTGTATCTACTTCTTTTTTAAGTTCATCCAAAACATCATTAGTTTTTTCTCCATCTAATCCTAAAAACTTTTTTCCTAGTTTTACGGCATAATCGGTTAGTAATCTTTTTCCGGCTTCTATTGCGGCTGGAGTTGCTGCTTTATCTAAGAAATCTTTTGTGAACTGTTTACCTTTAGATACGGTTTGTGTTTGGGCTACTAATTGACTATATTGCCTCTCTAATTGAAGACGATTAATAGATGATATTAATTCTTCATTGGTCATTTTTTTATCCGATTTAGAATCATTTTTATTATTCTTTAGATCATCTATTTCTTTTTTCATAGAATCGAGTTTATCCAATTTAGCTTTAGTTGCAATTTTGTTTTTTATAATTTTCTTTTCTTCTTTAAGTTTTTCGAGTTCTTTATTATAACGCTTTTGACCAGCTTTCGTTAATGTACCATCTTTGTTTTGATATCTACGAACACCCCACCGCATACCTTTTATACCATGATGATATACACTGTCATTAAACATAACCGTTTACCTCCCTTCGAATGTGATGAATGAAATTTTATTTCTCCATTTTGATTTTTAAACGGAATTCATCGTTTCCGCCGCAACATTTAAACGCCACTCAAACTCATTAATTGTTCTATTAGTAGCCTCTAAAAGGGCAGAGCTAGATGGCGGGTCAAATAAAAGTTTTACTCGTAAATAAATATACGATTTAACGGTTTGTAATTTATTTTCATCTGATATGAAATCCGCCCAAATAGCAGAATTATCGTTAATTGAAAATCCTTCAGAAGGACCGACACCTAACTGTGTTAAAATCGAAAATACAGAATTAATATGTATAATTATGTCATTATCGAAATGGGTATAGTCTTCTGTAATTCCCAATAACTTTTTAATTGATGTCAGTATACTTTCACCCATGAAAATACTCCTTTTATTATTGAATAGTTATGTATTTTTTCATGCAGAAACCTTCAATTCCAGATGCCATATAAACCTTATAGAACTCTCTAGTTGATGCATTTTCGTCAATTACTACTTCCGTTTTGTTATCTATTTCACAAATAATAGCAGCATCAGTTTTAGGTTCTTTGCGGACATTAAGTCTAACGCAATTTGTTACTATACCTGTTTTATTTTCAGAAACTAAATTATCTTCAGCCACTGGCTCAGCATCTTTTTTTACTGCAATTGGTTCATTAATGATTTCTTCATCTTGCTTTTTAGCATATTTAGCATAATTTTTCTTACTCATCGATGTTCCTCCTTTATAGTTGTCTCCATGGACAAGTATCATTTTTAAAACGCTCTATAGGAGCTTTAATTAGTAATTCTTCATTACCGTAATGAATGGCATTATGGGTATTATGTGTTGTAGAGATTAGATATTCAGGGTCTAATAAATTTTCACTTAACGTTTGAATATCATATGTTGTTATTGGGTTCATATGATGTATCAAAATTTTCCCTCTAATTTCTCGATCATCTATCCCAAGATCACATCCATTGTCTCTTATAATTACAAAATCTCTAATACTCATCCATTCTTTAGATTTATAAAATGCTTGGTTTAGGTATCTATCGAAACCAAAAGTTTCCTGACCTATTGAACCGTTTAATTTTAAATAGTTATATCTATCTTCAAAAGTTACTAATTTAATTAATTCTGAATAAGTTCTAATACTCATCCGTTTCACCTTGCCCGCTATATTTTCGCATAGCATTAATAGCATCGGCATAAAGTTCTTCAATTCTTTTAGCGGATTTAAGATTTTCAGTTTTTGCCGAAATCAATTCTTTTTGCTTTTCGAGAATCTCTTTTTCGATCCGCTCTTTAGTCGAACCCAACTTTAAATAATGCGTTATAACCTGAGAGGATGCAGTACCTTCTCGTAACTGCTGCTCGGCAAGGTCTACTGCTAAAGATATTAATTGATTTTCCCTAGCTTCTGGAGTTAAAGCGGGCCTCATCTTTCGTGAAGAACCAGAAGAGTTTTTAGCTTTAACTTTTGCCATACTTACTGCCTCCTCTTAAATTCGATTAACTTATTTACACCGTAGTAGTTGATACAACGATTTCAGCTGTTGTAGCATCGGTAAAAGTAACAGTGCCTCCAATGATTTTTCCATCTGTATCTGCGGTAAGGGCAATGGTAGATATACCTTTTCCATCTGCTCCAGCATCACCTTTTGGTCCTTGCACTCCGGTCTCCCCTTTTTCTCCAGTATCACCTTTTGGTCCGGTCTCCCCTTGTGGACCCTGTAGCCCAGTTTCACCTTTAGGTCCTGTCGCACCTTGTGGCCCCTGAGGTCCTTGCTCTCCTTTAAGAGAATCTAACCAATTTTGTTCCGTTCCATCAAAACCATTAGCAACTGCAATTTCGTAAGCCGACTTACCATCTGCTCCAGTAGTTCCACCTTTTTCATTAAGTTGCTCTAATAATTCTTCAATTCTACTCTGAGGTGAAGGAACTGTTACTTCCTTTCCTAATAGACGCATTAATTGTAGTTCTGTTCTAGACTTCAATATTTTTCACACCCTTTCTTTAATATTTAGTCAACATTTATGTATGTTTTTATAATTTAAAGATGGTATTTAAAAAGGTTTATAGGAAGACTATCGTTAATGCAGAAAGGAGAAAATGAAATCGCTAGTCTTTGGAACCCCATAAACCCTGGTAAATACCATCTTAGAAACTAAAATGAAAATATAAAAAATCCCTCCGGAGATTTTTCAAGG